GCGTAGGCGCTCGATTTCGTCGCGCATCTCTTCGGGGGTCATGTCATGGCTAGGCATGGGGCTTGCCCTCCGTTGTCCTGCTTCGGCGCCGAGTCAGGGCCGCAAGCAGAGAGCAGCAAGGCGAGGGCGATCTTTTTCATCTGTCCTGTCCTTCGTGAAGGTTCCTGATCGTCTCCTCCCAGATGGTAGGCGGCGCAGGATCTTGTTCTTGGTCGAGTAGGTAGCGTAGGAGCCGCTTCAGCTTCAGGAGCGCACCCTCTTCGAGGCGCATCACCGCCTTGGCTCCGCGGAAGCGACCCCAGCCCTTCTGCTTGAGGAGCTTGGCGGTGTCACAACGACTGAGCGGAGAGGTGCGCAGGTAGCGCGCACGGATGATGAACTCCTCCAGAGGGGAGAGACACGCCAGGCGCTTGCGCACCTCTCGCTCGATCGTCATCGGTCTACCAGCAGACGTCTTCGCGGCCCGGGGTCTTCAGGCAGCCGTGCTGGACAGGCCCTTGGACCTCGGTCGCGCCCTTCTGGCCCGCCGCCGGGTCCATCCCAGCCTGCGCCGCACCTTCGGCGGCGCCGCTCGCTGCCGCGTTGATGTTGACGGTCGTGGAGACCCCTGTGACCTGGAGGCCAGTCATGCCTCCAGTCTTCATGCCGGCGCAGTCGTCGGCCATGGCGAGGAGCAAGGCGATACGCAAGGCAGGAAGGAAGCGACGGATCTTCATTGGATTCCCCTGTGTGGATACGGCAAAGGTGCCGATGCCGCGTATTCTAACAGCGGCTACAGGGGAATCTAGCCCTGACGTTCGTTCAGTGCGTCAGGCGTGCGGACTGCGGCGCAGGCATCCGGCGCAGCGGAGCCGGAGGCGCCTCATCGCCGATCAGCTCGACATGGGTCTTGCCGTCCAGATCCTTGGCGATGATGACTCGATCCGCGTCGAGCACGATGGTCTTGGCGACGCGGTCCCCTTCGCGGATGGTGAACTCGATACGGCGCTTCGGAGTGATGATGTGTGCGCTCATGGCTCAATCCTGCTCATGTAGGGGCTGTAGCACAAGTAAGAACGCACGTTCAGCATTGATTCTTCCCGCCGAAGTGGGGAGTATCGCACCAAGCGATGCCGAAAGAGCTATTCACCATAGAGAGAAGTTTGCAAATCATCTCTGCCGAGATACGTGGTATTGAGCAAACCTATCTAGCTGGCTTTGGGGCAGTACAGAACATATGCGAATGTGGCGCGGCGCCTCTCTTGCTTGGCCGCTGCACCCCGTGCTTCATAAAATGGGACAAGGAGCGGCGCTGCCGCAAGGAAGAAGGTCGATGAGCACTGACACCCTGGACAAGTTCCGCTCTCTCCGCACCACGATGCGCGCCATCATCGCCAGGATGCAGCTCGCCTGCGAGGCGGGCATGTTCGAGCTGTTGGCTTCTGCCGATCAGGCCGAGGTCGAAGCGCAGCTCATGTCGCTCATGACCGAGGCGCTCCCCACCATCGACATCGCCATCGAGGAGCTGGAGAAGGGGCACAACCTGCCTACGTCTTTCACCAACGCCATGATCGGCCTCGATCGTAGCCTCCCGGAGTGGCTCGACAAGCTGCAACAGGAGCGCATCATCCACTGCGGCTTGGAGCGCGCGGAGCAAGGGAAGAAGCGCTGGAACACCATCCGTGATCGCGTCGCGGAGAAGCTCGCGCAGCACGCCATGGACGCCATCGACGGTCGACTCCGACTACGCCCTGCCTTGACACTCGTCAACTGACAAAGGAACGTACATGCGAAACACTCAGTCCGGTCACATGATCATCCCTGTCCTTCTCCTCTCGATCCTCGTGCTCGCGGTCGGCGTGGTCATCTGCACCACAAGCATCCCGACCAACTTCCGCGCCTTCTCCATCATGACGACAGCCTACGCTGCGGCGTTCGCCTACCTGTGCGGGCGTCATGACGGCTTCCTGGCGCGCGGTCGCGCGGTCTCTGGTCCGCGTCTGAGCACCCAGCGCGGCGTCATCATCGGCGAGCTGCTGGTCCGCCTGGTGCTTCTGTCGTGCGCTGTGATCGTGCTCGCTGTATTCGTCGTACCGCACGGGCCGTTCAGCCGCTAGCCTCTGGCGGGACCAGCTCCTGCCGCCACTCCCCCTTCACCTTCCACACGATGTAGAAGCGGCGATCTGAGTATCGGGTCGCCGCTACCTTGATCTTGATCAGCCCCTTGTCCCGCGTGTAGAAGCGCCCGTTGCGCTTGCTGCCCTTGATCTCGTGGTACTCGATGGAGCCATCGGGCATCACGAGACGGAAATCGACGACGTACTTGCAGCGGTAGGCGATGGTCAGCTTCTCGGACTCGTACGACCACTCTCGAATGAGCCCGAGGCGCCTGCGCTCTTCTAATACGAGCGCGTAGGCAGCCTCGGTGCCATTCATCACGCCCGCCTTCTTCACGGAAGCGCGAGCAGCCTCGTTGACGAGGTCAGGCTTGGTGCAGCAGCGCGGGTAGGTCGCGCCAGGAGCTAGCGTGGTGCGTGTGCGGCAGGAGCGGCAGAGTATGGTCAACACGACTTGGGTAGGTACTCTTCTAGCAGCTCTTCTGGCATGAGCGCCAGCGCCTTGCTGAGCACCTCGACCCGCTTCTCGATGGGCAGGTAGTTCAGCGCCTCGCGGATGGTCTCCATCTGCGCCCGTCGCAGGATCAGCTCAGTCTCTTCCTTCGAGCGGAGCACCAGGCTCTTCTCCTGTGCTGTCGCCTGCCGGTCAGGGAGTTGCAGGCTCGGCCTGCCTGGACCGCCTGTGTAGATCGCATGGCAGTAGTTGCAGAGCGTCACACACTTCGTGTCCCGCACCTTCTGCCCGACGCCGCGTTCATTGCTGCCGGTGCCTTGGTGGTGCGCTTCGTTCGGTGGTGGCGTGCCGCACCCGGGGTTCTGGCACTCGCGCTGACGGCAGAACGCCAGGAAGGCGGGGCTCTTCTCCGGCTTGTCCGGCTTTGGCTGTGCTTTGAGCACCGCTTGATATTCTTCCCACTGCGGATCGTCCGCAGATCGTCCGCTGCTTGCGACCCATGGATTACGCGGCGTGACCTGTAGAACCTCACGCGGGTCTTGCTGCGCTCGTGCGACGAATTCCTTTGCGGTCATGTCGGAGAGCGCCGTCACTTTCCGCCCAGGCTTGACGATCTTCGCTGGATACCACTGTTGCTTCTCTGGTTCGGAGTCCAGCGCCACCATGTATCCCTTGCCAACTGCCTCGCTGACAACACCAGGCTGCCAGTCAGGACGTCGGTCGAACCCCTTCTTCGGGTTGACATCGACCAGGCACGAATCGCCAGGAGAGAGTTGATCACTCATGGGACCAACCCATGAAGCCGCATCGTCGTTTTTAGCACGACGAGCGCGACTTCCCTACCTGCTGGTGTGAGGCACTCGTTCTTGTCGTCCCAGTAGCCGGCGTTCTTGAGCACGTACGTCTCCGGCGGACGAAGCTGCGGAAACAGGAGCAGCCCGACGAGGCTACGCTTTGTGCTGGCGCTGATCTCTTTCATGAGAGGAGAGTACGCCGCACGAATGGCAGCGTCGAGAGGGAACGAGCGTTCAGATGGAGTCTTCGCTGTCGGCGATCTCCTTGGCGCGTGCGACCGCCTCTGGTCCGAGCATCTTCTCCACGTACTCCTTGTTCGGGAGCACCTGGACTTCGTACACGCTGTTCAGCGTGCGAACGACCGCCTTGACTTCCCTTCGCTGTGACAGCTCGTCGTACTCCTTCGTGCGCTCCTCGACCACGTCGTTGCTGAAGACCTTGTAGTCTGCGACGGGTCCAGTGACGAGCTGCACCGGACCCCTGATGATGAGGCGCGAGCCTGGATACCGGAACGCATGGTCGAGCGACGTGGCGCTCTCGTGCAGAGCCCACTTGCCGAACCACCCCTTGAACCTCCTCAACTCTCCTACCCAGATCTGCTTCCTGTCCTTCGCTACGATCGGACCAGTCCGATCGGGGTCCATAGCCGTTGAGTCCGCAATGCGCGAGTGCGTGCCTCGCGCGAGATCTTGAATCTTGGTTGCTTGGACGCGCATCGAGTCTCCGTCGGTGTGCTCCCCCACAGTATATCAAGCTGCTCCGACCGCCTATAGGTGCGAGTCCGCACCGACGCTGAACAGACGTACGGGCTTGCCAGGAATCGTCTACTTAACGCATGCTCCGTTCCATGGACGCTCAAAAACGTAGGCGAGGGCCGCTGTCGCCGCAGGATCTCGAAGCGCACCGACACGGCTCCGTGCTGCTCTCTGTCGTGCAGGAGCAGACGTTGCGCTACATCATCGACAACCCGCACGCGACCATCCGCGACGTGTGCGGCGAGTTCCGCATCACCACGCACGCTGTGTGGTGCCGTCTCAAGGCGCTGCGCAGGAAGGGGTGGCTCAAGGCGGGCACCATGACGAGCGGCTTCGAGCTGGCGGACAAGTTCCCGGCGCCCCTGGCTCTGAGCGCCAACTTCTGCCCGTTCTGTCACGGCGACATCGCGTTCAAGGGGAGCTTTCAGTACCAGTGCTCGCGCTGCGACCGCCAGTTTTCGGTAGGAGATGGGGATGCTGCCTAACATCGCTGAGCGCATCCGGTACACACCAACGCCTGAAGAGATCGCCACCCTTCAGAGGAAGGGTGCGGAGTATCTGGCGCGCTGCGCGCTCTCGCGTATGGTGGCCGATACGAGGCGAGTGTACGTCTGGAACGGATCGTTCAAGGGCATCATGCTCAAACCAGACCGATTCGAGGCCACGTTCTGGCTGGAACCCACAGGAGAGTGGCGCTGCGTCGAGGCGTGGTGCTACCCGGGAGAGGCGTACTGATGAAGACGCGCTACAAGAACCAGTGTTGGGTGAGCGGTTCTCTGTTCAAGAAAAACGGCCGCATCCTCAAGCGGAACTACAAGGTGTACTGTTGCGGCTGCGGGCGGTTGATGAGCATCGTTCGTGGCTACATGGTCGATCATGTCGCCAGAAGCGCCTGAAGAGTGGCGGTGGATACCCGGCTTCGAGCGGCGCTACCAGGTGTCGAACCTCGGCCGCGTCCGTTCGTTCCAGCGCACGGGCAAGCCGCGCGTCATGCGACTCTTCATGCAAGGTCGCGTGCAATACGCAGCGCTTGGCGCCGTCGGTGGGCACAGAACAGTCGGGGAGCTGGTGCTGCTCGCTTTTGTCGGGCCGCGCCCGAAGAGGCATTTTGCACTACGCAAGAATCGTGTCCAGGCTGACAACCGCCTGGAGAACCTGTTCTGGGGTAGCGCCGCAGACATGACATATCAACGGCACAAGAGATACGTCGATCTCGCCCCGCTTGTGCCGCTCATCAAGCGGAGACTCAATTCCGAAACGTGTACAGCCATCGCCAAGGATCTCGGCGTACACCCATCGTCCATCAACCGCATAAAGAACGGAAAGAGACACGCACATGGCTGAGCCCATCCTTCGCATCGTCGGCGGCAAGCGACAGCTCCTGCCGGAGCTGACGAAATATGTCCCGGAGAGTTTTACTTCGTATCATGAAGTCTTTCTCGGCGGCGGCGCGCTGTTCTTCGCGCTTCAGGAGAAGGGCGTGCTCGCGGACAAGGATGTCTACCTCTCCGACTACAACAACGACATCGTGAGCACGTACAAGCGGGTCCGCGACGACGTTGACGGTCTACAGGCAGACCTGTCGATGATGATGAAGTTCGCCGAGAAGGAGGGCTTCGAGACCTACTACTACCAGTTGCGCAACAAGCTACCTGGTCCGACCAAGACCGCGGCGGCGCGCTTCCTCTGGCTCAACCGCGCCTGCATGAACGGCGTGGTGCGTTACAACCGCGGCGGGCTGTTCAACACGCCGATCGGTCGCAACAACAAGAAGGAGGTCGTTCCGCCCGTCTTCGACATCGACAACCTACGTGCCGCGTCGTCGGCGCTGCGCGGCGTGAAGATCGATCACATGGACTTCGTGTCTGCGTTCGTCGACTTCTGCCGAGTGGGCTCGTTCTGGTACTGCGATCCGCCGTACAGTGGCGGATACACGCAATACACCGCCAAGGGCTGGGACGAGAAGGAGGATCGGCACCTGATCGAGTGCTGCCTCACCGCCGCGTCGCGTGGGGCGAACGTCATGCTCTCCAGCGGCAGCTACTCCTGCATGGAGGATCTGGCGCATCAGATCCTCGGCACCAAGATTCCCTGGCGTGTGGAGGCTGTCCACGCGCGACGCTCCGTCAATAGCGAGGGTCACAACAGAGATGGGTGCAAAGAACTCATCTTCCTCATCGGAAAGGCATGGTCATGAGCAAGCAGAAGAACGATGGCATCACTGTCCTCAAGGAAGAGAAGAAGCCCAAGTGGAAGCCTGACGCGGAGACGAAACGAGCAGTCGACGTGCTCAACGAGGTGACAGATGGGGGTGTTACTGCGAGTCAGGAGTGCGTGCATCTCTCGCACGAAACGGCCATCGGGCTCGCCAACTACCTTCTCGACGTGTCGAAGATAAAGGACCGGGCGGACAAAGCGATGAGCGCGTTCACGGTCATCGACGACTTGCTTGTGATGGCGGACGAAACCATCGTCACCGTCCGCGAGCCCAAGAAGTCGAAGAAGTCTTCGTAGTTTTCGAACTACCGTTCTAGTTCTCTCCCGCCACGCTGTAGCAAAGCGCCTCACCATCGTCGCCATCGCCTTGTACTGAACGCACGTTCGCACTTTCCTTTTAATTTCAAAAGGCCCATGTTCTGTGCATGGCTACGATGGTTCTTTTGGTGGACGACGATGGGAGGATTCGAGAAACGCTCGCTGATATCTTGCAGGATGAAGGGTTTGAGGTGGCGGTGGCTGATTCGGGTGAGCTGGCTATCACTGTGGCTGATCTTGTCAAGCCGGACGTTTGCTTGGTGGACGTCTGCATGCCCGGCCTGGACGGTATCGCGCTCTCCAAGCGCTTCGTCTGTGAGCGCCTGCCTGTGCTGCTGATGACCGCAGCATCGAATTCGAGAGGGAAGACGGCGGTGGTGGAGTCGGGCGCCGACGGGCTCGTGACGAAGCCCTTCGATCTGCGCGCCCTCTTCGAGAAGCTGAGGAAGCTGGCGAAGGTCGCCTAGCTGAGGAAGCGCAGAGCCTGGCTGATGGGTGCCGAGCGCTGGTGCGCAGGCTGTGCGACGTACAGCTCTGCGGCGGCGGCGATGAGCGTGGCGATGGTGGTCGGGTTGCTGTAGGTCAGCAGCTCCGCGCCGCCAGGCGTGTTCGCATGGATGGGGGCGCCGCCGCTGTCCACAGCGGTCAGGTGCTGCATGTACAGCGTCAGGATGCCCCGTGGGAGCGTCCCTGCGCCGATCAGCGTCGCCGGCATCGTGATCGTCGCGGTGACGTCGTTGAACGTGTCGGCGTTCGCGTGGATGCCGGCGTCGGCTCGGTGCCCATCGAGCGCCGCCTGGCAGCCTTCGAGCACCAGCTTGATGGCGTCCCAGTCGTCCCCGCTCGCCGCTGGGGTGATCGCTTCGAGGACGTCCGCACGCGCGGTGTCGGCGGCGCTGTGCGTGCCACCCGCCTTGCGAAGGTGGGCGACGATGACGCGCTGAAGCAGGTTGGCGCGTTCGGCCAGGTCGTTCTTGTTGTTCGACCCGGTCAGCAGCGTCACCGTGCCGAGGTAGTTGATGACGTCGTCGGTGGTGTGGAAGTCGACCGTGGTCCCGTCGAGATACTTCTTGTCGCGACGGTGGCCCAGCTCGTACTGGTTGAGCAGGTCGTTCGCCAGCGGGTACATGGCGGAGAAGAGCGCGGTCTCGGCGGCGGACCCGGTCGGCATCGTCGGGTAGGAGCCGGTCGTGATCTCCGTCGAAGATGCCTCCGCCGCCTTGTGCGCCCACACCCCGTAGGGGTAGGTGCCGACAGCGGCGCCGCTGTTGTGGTTCAGCCGGTGCTCCAGGTTGTGGATGCGCCGCACCTCCTCGAAGACGAGCAGCGCGTGCGTCAGACCCGTCGTGCTGCCGTAGGTCGGCGCTGCGGTCACGCCGCTCGCAACCAGCGTCTTGTCGACGGTCTGTTCTGCGGGGCTCGACCCGCTCGACCAGTCAGGACCGTCGAAGTGGGAGCACCCAGCGTGTGAGCGGTCGCTGTGGCTCTTGTTGTGCGCCTGGAGGGCGCCTTCGGAAAGGCTGCCAGAGGTGAGCTTGTACGCCATGACGACAGTCTATCACGGGGCAGCCGGATGTTCAGGATTGCGGTGTCGGCGTCGAGTCGAGTAGCGTTACCGGCATGGAAAAACCTCCCTGTACGCCGCGTCTTGGAGACGTGGTGTTCTACATCGCCGGACCTTCGAACGCGCCGCGCAAGCTGGCCGCGATCATCACCGAGTGCTGGGGGAAGAAAGGCGACTCCGCTCCGCTGACCCCAGGCTTCGAGTTCTCCTACAGCGGCTACGTCTCTCTTCACGTCTTTGTCCCCGGTGAGGGCACGATCCCGCTCAACCGGATGGATACGGTGCTGAACTTCATCAACTGCTCGTGGCTAACAGGTCCACCCTTCACGCAGGAGGCGCTGCCTCGTCCTGCTGCACAAGGCATCAAGTACGACGAGACCGGAACCAAGGTCGGGCACTGGACAGAGCGATGAGCGACACCCGTTCCGCCTGGCAGTGCTGTAACGACAAATGCCCAGCAGATGTGGAGTGCGTCTTCTACATCGAAGGCGACGTGCCTGCCGATCACGATGCTTTCGTACCGCAATGCTTGCTGTGCGATACACCCATGCTGTTCGTGATGACGACGCCTGACGAATGCGATGTGCCGGAGATGAGCGAAGCCCAGCGCAAGGAGGCATGGGAGATCTTCAAGACGAGAGCGCTCCGCACAGGACTCCAGCCGCGCTACCTCGACCCGATCGTGGCAATGGCGGCGGCGTACATCTCCGAGCTGAGCGACGAAGAGGCCGAGCAGTTCGATGACAGGGACTCGCCGCAGTGGAAGATCTTCTTCGGCGGTATCAAGAGACAGTTCCCCGAATGGTTTGGAGGTTCCGCGTGAAGAAGCCGATCGAAGAGCAAGTTGCACCCGCCCCCTACCGCCACGCGCTCCCCACACTGTGGGACCTTGTTCGAAAGGATATGACCACTATAACTGTTGGACCGGAGACACGACAAACCAAGCACTTGTACAGTGGTGTCTTGTCCGAGCTGAAGCTGCTTGCGCGTCGTCTCGGGGTCAATCTCGACAAGGACATGGCCGACCGCAACGAGATGGGCAAGGCCAAGTACGGCACGCCCCTTCAGCCGTTCAACAACCGGAAGCCGCTCATCGACGTCTACCAGGAGCTACTCGACGCAGCGGTCTACCTGCGCCAGGAGATCTGGGAGCAGACGCCGTGCTTCTCGGCGCTCTGCCTGCTCACGCGCGGTGACACCATCCTTCTCTGCCAGGGTCCGCGATGGGCGATGCCTGGTGGCAAGGTGGAGTGCGAGACGCCGTGGATGGCAGCGCTACGCGAACTGGAAGAGGAGACTGGGAAGAAGCCGATTTTCATAGCGCAACAGATCATCTTCGCAACGACGCACGACGACAAGCCTATGACGGTGTTCGTCGGCGAGGCGCCGCCGGAGTGGGAGACGATCTGGGTTGGTCCCGAGGGCGACTGCGCGTTCATGCCGATCGAGCGTGCCATCATGTGCTACCGAGAGGACTGGAAGAAGGCGTTCATCAACGTCTTGAAGGATGCGAAGATCATCCAATGATCTATGACCACCCTCCAACGCTTGCCATCGCCGCGAAGCTGGGAAAGGACCCCGTGCTCTGCCTCACGAAGCACGGGAGCAGCTACTTCGCGCGCGTGGACTGGCCGTACCCCAACAAGCACGGCTACTCATCGCTGTCGTACAGCGACAGCACCATCAGAGCTGTGCTTATGGGGATGAGGGATGGTCTGTCCGCGTTGGTGGACAAGGAAGAGCACCCAGGCACGGTTCGCAGACGCATCGAGCGGTGGAAGCAGAGCCGTGGGGTTGCCACCGAGATCACTGTCGAGATCACTGTCGGTAGTGAATCGGAGCCTCCGCCAACAGGCTGAACACCTGTTGCCCTCACAGCTCTCGCTGTGGTGAGATGGTGGCGTGCAAAGCGCCACCATCTACCAATCCCTAGCAGAACTCCCTCCTCAGAAGCGAAAAGAAGCGCTCCTGGCGCTCTGCCGTTCCGATTCGGCGACGTTCGCCGCCTACGTGCTCGAAGACGAGGCGACGGGTCGCCGCATCAAGATGGCGCGCATCCACAAGGAATGGCACGCGCACTGCAACAAACACAAGCGCTTCATCCTGTGGGGCTCTGTCGAGATCGGCAAGTCGGTACAGGTGTCGATCGGCTACGTCGCCTGGCGCATCGGGTGCAACCCGCGTCTGCGTGTCGCCATCATGAGCAACACGCAGCGCCCGCAGGCAATGAAGATCATCGCCGGTCTTCAGAAGGTGCTGCTGTCGGAGCGCTACCGCGAGATCTTCCCCCACATCACGAAGGGTGAGTCGTGGAACTCCACGACGATCACCGTCGCAGGCTGGGATGGTCGCAACCCGACCGTCCAGGCGTTCGGCGCGCACGGTAACATCCTCGGCTCTCGTATCGATCTGCTCGTGCTCGACGACCCCCTGTCGCAGGAGAACACGCGCACAGAGGAGATGCGCGAGGATCTCTACAACTGGTACAACGAGACGCTCGTCGGGCGCCTCACGCGCGGTGCGCAGGTCATCATGGTCGCCAACGCCTGGCACCCGCGGGACATGCTCCACAAGCTCCACAACGAGCGTGTGTGGCACACGGAACGCTACCCGATCTGGGAGAAGGCGGAGGAAGGAGAGAAAGACGCCGTCTACGTCGAGGAGAAGGGATGCTGGATGAAGAGCTGCTGGCCCGAGCAGTGGCCGATCGACCGCATCATGGAGAAGCGGGAGGAGTTGGAGGACAACCAGAAGGCGTTTGCTCGGCAGTACGAGTGCGTCGCACGAGACGACGCAACGGAGATCTTCAAGGAGGACTGGATCATGCGCGCCCTGAAGAAGGGCGCTGGTCTGCCGTGGTGCGAGAACGTCAGCGAGGCGACAAGCACAGACGGCAAGGGAGAGACCTTCCTCAAGATCTTCATCGGTGTGGACCTAGCAACGAAGCGCCCGCCGGGACGCGCGAAGAAGAGCACAGACGAGACGGTCTTCACCGTGATCGGCATGCGCCCCAACTGGTCACGCCGCCTCCTGTGCATCGAGTCTGGGCGCTTCCACGGCACCGACATCATCCGCTGCATGATCTCGCTCCATCGTCGCTTCACCATCCCTGGCGGCGAGGTGCCAGAATTCTGGGTCGAGACCAACGGAGCGCAGAAGTACATCACCGACTTCGCGGACGATCCCGCCGTGGTGCAAGCGCTCGGTGGTCACTACGCAGACGAGCTGGAGGTGCGGTGCTTCGACACCCACCGCTACAACAAGTTCGATGAGCACTTCGGCGTTGAGTCGCTCGGCGGCGAGATGCACATCGGACGCTGGGAGTTCCCGTCTCCCGCTGTGGACGAGTCGGGCAGGTGGCCGTTCGCCAAGCTCAACGACGTCCTGTCGCACCTGGAGCGGGACCTTCGCCAGCTCATCAGCGACATGGTGCGCTACTCGCCGCTGGAGCACAGCGGCGACAGGCTCATGGCGACATGGATCGGTCGGGAGGGGTGCCGCATCGGGCTCGGCGAGGTGAAGATCGAGAAGAACCAGTACCGAGCGAGGTAACGCGCCCGCGGCGGCGGCATGAAGAAGCAGGCAGGAGGACCGTGCCGCGAGCGCAGGGAGAAGGTAGCAATGTAGGCGACGGAGCGCAACACTGAACGTCCGCGCCCATGTTATCCTGGCCCCATGCCCGTTCGCGACGCCGAGGCGTCTTCCAAAATCTTCAAGCTGCTCGGCCAGCTCGGCTCGTCGATGAGCGGGTCGAGGTACGACCCCCGCAACATCAGGCGTCTCGGCATGTCCCCGAGGCAGCAGGAGCTGAACTGGCTGCTCGCCTGGTACAACGGTGTCCAGTACGACACGCAGACCGTGGACTGGGACGGCACGCCGCACCTGACGCCAGCCGCGCAGGAGGCGGTGACGGCGGGCAACTTCATGGCGCCCGGCTTCACCGACAACAGCCGCAGCGACGAGACGCCGTTCAAGCTGCGCCGCCCCATGTGCGAGTACCACCTTCCGCGGCGCGTCATCGACACGTTCACGGCGCACCTGTTCGGCGAGGGGATGCACCCGAGGGTCCAGGTGCTCGGTGACGATCCGTTGGAGGACTACATCGCCGGGGTACTGGAAGCCTCTCGCTTCTGGGCGGTGATGAGCGAGGCACGCAGCCAAGGCGGCGCGATGGGTGCGTGCTGCCTGTCGTTCAAGATCCTCGAAGGTGAGCCGGTGATCGACTACCACGACCCTCGGTGGACGACGCCCACGTTCAAGGACCGCGAGCGCCTCATCCTGTCCTCCATCGAGGAGCGCTTCATCTTCCCGGTCGAGATCGAGAAGAAGCCGGGGGAGTTCGTCACGGTACCCTTCTGGCATCGTCGCATCCTTGACGAGCAGAAGGACACCTACTTCGAGCCTGCTCCGGTGGATGAGAAGGGGCGCGAGCCAGAGTGGGAGATCAAGGAGCAGGTCGAGCACGGCTACGGCTTCTTCCCGGGTGTGTGGATCATCAACCTGCCGCCGCCACAGCCAGGCGACATCTACGGCGAGACGGACATCGGGCCGCAGAGCACTTACAACATGGCGCGGCGCATCGACGAGTTGCAGAGCGCGTCCATCGACGGGACGCTCTACAACTGCGATCCGACGCTCATCCTCAAGTCGGACAACAAGATCCCGGCGAAGCTGAAGAAGGGTTCACGCAACGCCATCAAGTTTGAGAAGGACCCGACCGGCGACGCGCGCTACCTGGAGACGGCGCTCGAAGGTCCGAAGACCGCCGCTGAGATGGCGAAGCAGCTACGCGGGCAGTTCCTCGAAGTCACGGCGTGCGTGCTCGATCAGGACCAGGCCGCCGCAGGGGAGAAGACGGCGACCGAGATCCGCAAGCGCTACGCGCCGATGTGGAAGAAGCTCGGCACGCTCCGCGAGCGATGGGGCGAGTACGGCGTCAAGCGCCTCATCAATATCATGATCAAGGTCATCCGCCTTGTCGAGACGACGGAGAAGACGGACCCGGAGACAGGCGAGGCGTATCTGCCGCAGATCATCCTGCCGCCGAAGGTCGATCGCATCTCCGCCGATGAGACGAACGTGGAAGATCGCGTGCTACCGCCCGACACCGGGCGCCCGCCGTACATCAAGCTGGAGTGGCCGCCACTCGACGAGACGTCCGTCGAGGAGGGGAGCATGGTGGTCACGATGGCGACCACAGCGCTTGGTGCTGGTGGCGGCCCGCAGGTCACGACGCTGGAGAAGGCGGTGCGCAAGTGCGCTCGCTACTTCGACGATGAGGACCCGCAGCGCACCATCGAAGAGATCGAGCAGAAGATGGCGGAGGCGCAGCAGCAAGAGCAGGAGCAGCAGGCGGCGCAGAACGCAGCGGGGGCAGCTCCGCCCGACATCGACGATGAAGCGCTCGAAGATGAAGAAGAGCCCGAAGATGAAGACGACGATCTCGATTTTGAGGAGTGAACGATGAGAACGAACCCGCACTACGGAATGGCGCCGTCCGGCAAGCTCTTCGAGCGCGAGACGCCACAGGAGATGCACCGCCGCATCGTGTGGGGTAACACGCCCTGCACGCTCTGCGGCAACGGGCCGATCGCGCTGGAGGCGCGCATCTACCTCCCGCAGGATGTGATCCGCCGCCAGGACCCGCTCGGGCTGATCCTGGGTAACTACGGCGGCCCGGTCCGCACCTTCAACCACGCCAAGATGGGTGCGAAGTACCACTTCATCCGCTCCATCTTCGGCTGCATCCGCTGCCAGAAGCCCACCGAGCTGCTCGTCGCGGAGGAGCAGCGCAAGCTCAGCTCCGCGGCGTACGTGCAGTGGGATCGCGGCGTCGCGGTGCAGAAGATCGTGTCGATGGCGCGCAAGTCCTTCGAGCGCGAGTACCTGGGCAACTTCGAGTCGAGGGTCTGATGCGTGGCTCGGCGATGAAGGTAGGCGGAGCCAAGGGGGTGCAGAACCCTGGCGCTCGCGGCTCGCACAACTTCTACAAGACGGAGGCTGGCGTGGTGCGCTACGGCAAGAAGCCGAGCCCGCGCACCACTACTGTTCCGTCCGCGGCGAAGAACTTCCTCGCCAAGCGCCAGGGCACGCCGTCTGTCACGCAGAACTTCCTCGCCAAGCGGAACCCTGGCGCTGTGCCCGCGCCAGCCGTCACCAAGCCTGCGCCTGGCGCGATCAACAGCATCGCGCCGATCAACAAGGTCCACACGGGCGGCGTCAAGGTCCAGAACGAAGGCATGGTGAACGCGGCGGCGCACGGGCAGAAGCCGCAGCCTGCCGAGAAGCCGACGGAGAACACCGTCAACAAGAAGTCGCTCGGCGCTCGCCTCAAGGCTGGCATGCAGTCGATCGGCTCCAAGATCAAGGATGCGGGGCGCAACGCATCCTTCGGCGCGCGGCTGAAGATGGCGCAGGCCAAGCAGACCGCTTCCTTCGACGCCCGCCTCAAGGTCGCCCAGGTGAAGCACGGAGCCAAGTCACTCGGCTCTCGCCTGAAGGAAGGTCTGAAGGCTGCGCCCGGTAAGGCTGTCGACGCGATCAAGAGCGCACCTGGCAAGGCGGTCAGCGCCTACAAGGACGCCAACGCGCGCGAGATGAAGAAGCGCGAGGGTGCGAAGCGCGAGGCGGACAAGCAGGCCGTGCTCCAAGGGAAGATGCCCGCTGGCGTCAACCACGGACGGCGCCGTCTCTACTTCGAGGAAGGCGCCAAGGAGGCTCTTGCCAAGGGCAAGGGCAAGGCGGCTGAGCACTACCTCCGCATGGCGAAGGCGGCGGAGAGCCACGAGTACGCTGAGCTGTTCATGGAGTCGGGCGACACCAAGAACGCGATCAAGCAGCTCGCCAGAGCACGCAAGCTCGAAGAAGGGGCGGCGCAGCTCAAAGACCCGGCGCCGGAAGCCGGAACCAAGTCCAAGAAGCCGCCCGCCAAGAAGCCGGGCAAGAAGTGAGGACGTAAATGGCTCTGACGATCATGATGAATGAGAACGTGCCGGAGGCGGGTCTCGCGATCGGCGCGCTTCCGACGCTCGCTCCGACCAACCAGGCAATGACGAAATACTGCCGCCCGTTGAGCTGCGCGTCGATTCAGCTCAACGGTGTCGTCAGCAACGATCCGATGAGCGGGCGCCTGATCTACTGGTCCGCGTCGCACAAGCTGTGGTTCTTCCACAACGACGTCGCGATCAGCGCGGACCCCACGATCGACGACGGTCGATTCAGCCACGTCTACAAGGATCTGCTCGGCATCGAGACGTACTACGCCTTCCTTCGCACCTCCGGCGATGGGGACGTGGCGCTGTCGCTCGACGGGTCGCGCCTATGACCACGCGCCAACAGAACTTCGCCATCACCATCGCCCTCTTGGTGTTGGCCGCGTACTTCGCCTATCAGAAGGACGTGGTCAACGTGGGCTTGTGCATCACGGCGACGCTCACGCTCCGCAAGAGCAACGGCAAGGGAGACCCCCGATGAGAATCTCTTCGAAGTGGATCGCGCTACTCGCGGTCTCTGCTCTTTCGCTGGTCGCGCTGACCAACAACCTGCGCCCGGTGATGGTCGTCCAGGCGCCGACCACACAAGAGAAGGTCGACAAGGTGGCTGTCAGCGCCGTCACGCTGACGCCCATCGCGTCCCTCTCGCAGTCGTCAAGCAACTGCCCCGAGGCGCTGGGCGGTTCCTGCAACGTGGCTGGCGGCCTCTACGCCGACACGGTGCGGATTGACATCTACGCGCGCACCGGGTCGTCCACGGCAACGCTCAACCTGATCGAATACTACCGCGACGACTCTCGCTGGGTCATCCATGGATCGGACTGCACGGTCACGACTGCTCTGACCCTGTGCCGCTACATCACCAAGCGCGGCAACAGGCACTGGCACGTCTACAAGTCGGCGGGGACGACCGCGTACGTCGCCATCGACGAGGTCTCTGGACCGTCTGCTGGCCTCGGCTCTATCGAGCCTGGTGCTGGCGGTGGCAGCGGTCCCGCGCTCAGTGACGCGACGCCGTCTGCTCTCGGCGTCGCCGCGTCAGGTAGCAGTGGGGACGCCTCCCGCGCCGATCACGTCCATGCAATGCCGTCCGCGTCGGATATCACCACCGGCACGTTCGACAACGCGCGCATCAACTGGGCGAGTCCGTCTGCACTCGGTAGCAGCACGCCCGCCGCGGTGACAGGAACGACCGTCACCGGCAATACGAGCGTGCTGGCACCACTGCTCGATGCGGTCTCGGCGGGCGCGCTCAACATCGGGACGACGACCGCGACATCGATCGTGCTCAGGCAGAGCACGAGTCTGTCGACGGGCAAGACGTTCACGGTGGGCAGCAACGTGCTGATCACCTCCGACCAGCTCGCTGCCGACAAGCTGCTCATCGCCTCGCAGGCGGTCGGGGACCTGCTCTACGCGAGCAGCACGACCGCCTGGGCGCGACTGCCGGACGTGGCGACGGGCCAGGTGCTCACTTCCGGCGGGGTCGGTGTCGCTCCGGCGTACAGCGCGACGCCATCGGTGACGACGCTCACGGGCTCGACTTCGCTGCTGACGCCGCTACTTGATTCGCCAAGCGCGGGGACGTTGGCCCTCGGCACGACGACGGCCACGGCGATCACGCTGGCCCAGACGACCACGCTCGCAGCGAACAAGTCTCTGTTGATGGCCGCGGGCACGGGCGGCTTGTCGCTCGGGAGTGGGACCGGCGACACGTCGATGCCCACTGGCTCCTGGAACTACGCGGGCGCCTCTGGCAAATCGATCAGCTTTATCGTCAACAGCAACTCGCGCCTCACCATCTCCAGCACGGCAGCGACGCTGTACGGCACATCGACAACCCAGATCGGGACCAACAACTCGACCACGACCGTCAGCGGTGGCAACGGGATCACCGTGCAGTCGGGCGTGTCGTCGAATTTGACGGTCTACTCCGGCCTCAGCCTGAATCTGTACTCCAGCTATGGCGGCAACATTGTACTCAACACAGGGCAGGCAAGTACCGTCGGCGACATCTATTTTCAGATCGGAGGAACTACGTCGCTGCGCGTATCTGGGACGAGCGGCGAAGTGTTTGTTTCGGCCAACGAAGGGTTTGGCTTCGAGGCGGGCACCGGCTACTTCTTCGGCTCGAATGCCACGGGTACGTGGTCGATGCCGCAGGGCGCCGGCACGATTCTGTCGGCGCGCGTCAACCTCACGCAGAACGCCGTAAGCGGCGGCACTGCGAACGGCTACATCTACACGGGCGGCGCGCACACCGCCCTGACCGCTTCGACGGAAAAGCCGGATTGGAACTGGAACGGCACCCGCACGGTGCAGTTTGCGACCGGCGCGCTCACGACGCAACGGCAGTACCTCTTCCAGCCAGCGACCTATGCCTTTGTCGGCGCCAGCACGCTGACCAACGCGGCCACTGTGGCGATCAGCGGCGCGCCCGCTGCTGGAACGAACGCCACCATCACGAACGCCTACGCGCTTTGGGTGCAGGCCGGAACCTCCCGCTTCGATGGTGCTGTGTCGCTCGGTAGCACCATCTCCGGGGACGGCTCGGGTCTGACCGGCATCGTCTCTGGCGTGTTCACTGCGGGCGCCGAAGGCGCGCTGGCCGCCGGCACCACGCGCTACCTGAACGCGGTAGGCGTGACGTGGTCTGCGGGCGAGAACCCGGTGTTCATCGCGACGAAGGCGATGACCATCCGCAACCTGTACTGCTACATGGGCACCGCTCCAGGCGGTGGCGGCGCTGGCACACTGGTCTCGACGGTACGCAAGAACGGCTCAGATCAGGCTACGGCATGCACGATCACCGATCCCGGCACGTCATGTAACAACGTGTCGGACACGTTCACGGTTGTTGCTGGCGATCGTGTCTCCATGAAGGGTGTGACGAACGCGAGTGCTAACAATGGAGCTGGTTTGACATGCACATTCTCCGCAAGCTGACGCCCGCTCTGGTCGTTGCTTCTGCCTGCACAGCCTCTCTTCCTCCTACAGATCAAGTCTGCGTTCCGGTAACGGCCGGTCCGCTCGCGTCTGATTCGCAGAACTGCGGCGGCTGCGGGCCGTGCCGCACCGACGTTTACGACTTCGGCGTGGTCGGCAACCCCGATCTGGGCGTCACGCGCATCGACGAAGTGCAGTGGCTGTGCTGCGGGGGGCGTTGCGTCGACTTCTTCAACGATCCGATCAACTGCGGCAACTGCGCCGCGCGATGCCAGGTCGATCAGACGTGCGTCAAAGGGCATTGCTCGTAGCAACCGCTTGACACGGCATTTCGCGTTGAAGCACAGTGCTCGCGGAGGTACTGAATGCCCACGCTGAGAGAGAAAAACACCGCTGTCAACCTCGCCGCCCGTCGCAAGACGGTGCTGGAAGCCATGCTGACCGAACAGGACACTGGCGTTGCCGCTGCGGAAGCCATCCTGGCGACCCGGGTCGCCGATCTGGCTGTAGCGGAGCTGAGCGACACCGCCACGGACGAGGACAAGCGGGCGAAGACGCGCCTCAAGCTCGATCAGGAAGACGTGCTGGTCGAGCTGCGGGCCACGCGCGACTCCGTCAGCGTCCGCTACAACGCCGCCGTGACCGCTCTGGAGGCCGCCCGCGCTCTCGTCGTGGAGGAGGAGTGATGCGCCGGCTCCAGATCTTCTTCCTCGGTGCTCTGCTCGCCCTGGCCTGCTCGCCAACCAAGGCGGGCGCCCCTACCCCGCCCGATCGCCTCTCGCAGGCTGACAGCGACGCTCTGGCGCGTGCCGTGCTGGAGGAGGAGCGCGTGTGCGCCCCGGCGCGAGCCCGCCGCATGGAGGTGCTGAAGGTGATGGAGGAGCGCTACCAGTTCAGCGTCGAGCGTGGGGACCTTCTCGACGAACGCTTCCTCGTGATCAAGCGCGCTCCGCCGAAGAAACCGTGATGCGTTCGTTCTTGCGCGACGCCTTGCTCTGCTTGTCGCTCATCGCCGTGTTTGCGGCGCCCGCCCTCTCACAGGGCATTCGTTGCGACCACATGATGAGCGACATCTGGCACTGCGACAGTTGGGTCAAGCCGTACCCGAACAAGTATCCGACGTGCGAGATGCAGACGTGCCGCAAGTATTGTCTGCTGTGCCCCTACTACGAGGTGCAGAGCAAGTTCCGTGGGAAGTGCTGTTAGGACCCCTTCGCCTTCGCCTCTACCGTCATATTCACGATCCCATCGACCTTGAATCTGTCCTTGTTCATATCCACCTGCGATCCGTTATCCGTTATCGAAACGACTGCCAGGCGGACCGTGATCTGGTAGCGCCTTCCATCGTCAGGGGACACGAAGTCGATGACCGTTCCGGTTGCATCAGCGATGGTGAAGCTAGGTATTTTGACCACTTGTCCCTCTTTCGGTGCGAACCGTACCGACGGTAAATGACGAGATCAATACTGAACGTTTGCATCTCTCGCCGATTTGCCCCTATCATCGGCTCATGCCGACCAAGTTCTTCTACAACGGAAAAGAGCCCTTCACGCTCCCGCGCCCCTACAACAAGGCGCTCAAGCCGGGTGTCATCGGCTACCTGCGCGATGAGGTCGCGGCTGTCCTGACGCTCCTTGGGGGCCTGAACAAGAAGCCCGCCGAGCTGGTGCTGGAGACGATCGAGCTGTCGAAGGTCCCAGCGAACGGCTTCGACGACTACGATCCGTTCGACGACTATCGTCAGGCGTCCATCGAGACGACGGGCGCTGGCGGCGACGTCATCTGGACGTGGACGCTCCCGGAGAACTCGCACTTCTCGGGGCACTTCATCTTCTCCGCGAAGGACCAGGACGCCGCTGGGCACATCCGCTACGAGCGCGTGCTGTCGGCGTACCATGAGGGCGGTGTGGCTGTCATCGACGTCGGCATGCCCCTCACGCCGACGCCGGACGTCGACACGATCGGCGTCGTCTCCGATCCTGCCTTCTCGGTGAGCGGCAGCATCCTGACCGTCCGCGTCTCGGGCAAGGCGGCGACGAACATCCAGTGGAACATGGCCGTCGACATCGTGGCGTCCTCCGCCGCACACAACTAGGGAGCTGAACGCACATGAGCGGACAAGAGGCACAGTACGGCGCGGGCCAGGGCAACTTCAAGGCGGCCTGTGTCGCGGCAACCACCGCGGCCATCTCCGATCTGACCGCAGCGAGCGTCACCCAGGACGGCGTGACGCTTGTCCAGGGCGATCGGCTCCTCGTCAAGGACCAGGCGTCGCAGACCGCCAACGGGATCTACACGGTGGGCACGGTCGCCACCGGCACCGCGCCGCTGACGCGCGCGGTCGACGCCGCGACGACGGCGCAGTGCAAGGACATGGTGGTGCCGGTCAGCCAGGGCACCGTCAACAAGAACAAGGTCTTCAAGGCGCGTGGCGTGTCAAGCTTCACGCTCGGCAGCAGCAACATCGTCTTCGAGGAGCTGGGCGGTGTGCAGCGCGCGACCGTGACCATCTCGTCGGCGGAGCTGCTCGCGCTCAACGCGACGCCGAAGACCCTCATCGCCGCACCGGGCGCGGGCCTGTTCATCGAGCCGATCTCGCTGCACGCCTGGCTCGACTACAACTCGGCGGCGTACGCGGGCATCGCGGCGGGCGAAGACATCTCGTTCAAGTGGACGAATGCTTCGGGCGCGCAGATGCTGACCGCCATCGAGACGACGGGCTTCCTCGACGCGACCGCGGACGCACACCGCCTGACCTACCCGATCAATCTGGCGGCGAACGTCGAGCCGGTCGCGAACGCGGCGATCGTGGCGCACATGCTGACCGGCGAGATCACGACGGGCAACAGCCCACTCAAGATCGAGATCCTCTACCGCATCAGGGCGCTGGAGTTCTAGTCCCCGATCGCACCATCTGAAGGAGCATGAACATGGCGAAGCCATCGAACGGAGCACGAGAGGTCGCGGCGGGTCGCGGCAAGGTCACGTCCAAGGAGGCGATCGACTCGATCTACGGTCGCCAGCCGGGGACCAACTTCACCCAGCACAACACCAGCGCGGAGGACCCGTTCAAGCAGGCGCCGCCCGCGCAGAAGAAGTGCTACAGCGTCAAGGGCAAGTTCGGCAACGTCTGAACCGAGCTGAGGCACCATGTCGAAACGGGTCATCGTCACCGCCAGCCTTACCGCCGAGCCGCCTTCTGGCCTGGCGTCGGGGCAGAGCACGCTCGGCGTTCCAACCAACGTCCAGATCGTGTGCAAGGCGACGGATGACCAGTCCGACATCCCGCTCGAATCGGACAGCGCCAGGACGATCAACTTCGGCGGTGGCGTAACCACCGCGCACGTCGTGAAAATCGCCGTGCGCGGTGGTTACGTGACCGCTCGCCTCACCAGTGAATCGGGCTCGTCGCAGATCGTCGTCATCGAACCGGAGATGATCCTCATCTCCAAGACGATCGGCTACACCGCCCTGACCCTTCAACGTCCCGCAGGCGTTCAGGTCTACTGTGACGTGACGCTAGGAGAGAAGAGCTAATGACGGTCGCAGCAGTCCCCTCCTTCAAGGATGAGCTGAACAGCGGTGCGGCGCTCACCGACAACCGCCTCTCGGACATCGCGCGCAAGAGCCTGCTCGGTCTCATGCTCGCGGGCGTTCGCGGCAAGGTGGTCACGCAGTCCTCGTCGGCCGCCGCCGACATGATCGACCTGGACACCATCGACACGACGGCGCGCATCGCACCCTGCACCCCCGGCGCCAACGTCAACGTGCGCGCGGGTGGTACGTCGGCGGTGAGCCAGCTCTGGCGCAACATCGGCATCATGAGCATCGAGGTCCCCGCGGCGGGCCTGACGATCGACGGTGCGGCGAACGGCGGCGTGACCATCACGCCCAAGACGGGCGTCTCCCTGCGCTACGCGCAGTACGTGCCGGGCGTCAACGCCGCCGCCATCCTGCCCCGCCGCATCACCTGCATCGACGAGAACAGCGAGAGCCTGCCGTTCGACGACAACCCCGTCAAGGAGGTGATCCTCCGCATCAAGACGACGGACGGTTCGACGGTGGACGCCACCGAGACGGCGACGGACATCGTCGCCGCCCTCAACGCCGATGCCACGTTCTCGCAGTGGGCGGTGGCCGCGGTGAAGACCGGCGACACGGGCGCGGGCCTCGTGGCAGCCCAGGTCGCGACGGCGCGAGGCGCCCTGCCGGTGGTCACGGGCGCGGGCTTCGCGACCAGCTACTACGGGCGCCGCCTCATCTTCCCGACCACCGTCACCGACGCCGTCCTGAACTGGGGCGCGGGTGGCCCGTCCTGCGACCTGGCGATGATCGGGCGGAACAGCCCGCAGCCGCGATAGAGCGAAGAAGGAGAAGCTCCCTTCCGACACTCGACGACGGAGCACAGTCGGTTTACTGACCCCTTCGGGGGTCAGGCCAACCACAGAGAAGGAGAGAGACGATGCCGATTTCACTGGAGAAGCTGAAGGCCCTGGGGTTCGAATCCGAGGATGCTCTGCGCGCCGAGCTGGGTGTGCTGCCGACCGTCCAGTCCGAGGGACAGCGGCAGAACAGCGAGCAGGCGCGTGCCAAGCCGCCGAAGAAGGTGGACGCGGACGCGGACACGGAGGCAGACGTCGGGATGGTTCACATCCCGACGCGCAGCTTCGGTCAGATCAAGCGAGCGGAGCGCGAGAAGGGCACCAAGCTGCTGCTCAAGGAGCTGGGCCTGGCGAGCGTCGAGGAGCTGAAGAGCAAGCTCGCACCGCCCGCGTCCGACAAGGGCAAGGACGCCCCGGCTGCGCCGAAGAACGCGGCGCAGGCTGCGGCGGCGGAAGTCACGCCGCCCAAGGCAGGCGAGTCGCAAGAGGAGTGGCTGAAGCGCGCCAAGGCGGTCTTCGACGCCGAGTACGGGACGCAGCTCAAGGAGCTGAAGGACCAGCTCGACGAGCAGAAGTCCTGGCGCGAGGAGCGCGAGGCTGCGGAGCAGGCTGCCCAGGCGCAGGCCGAGCACGACGAGAGCTGGAAGGAGTTCCGCACCCTCGCCGTCAAGCACTTCGGCATCAAGCAGAGCCGCATCCGGGAGGTCGAGGCGTACGCGCAGCGCATCCTCGGTGAGCTGCCGGATGAGGTCGTGGAGGAGCTGAACGCCTCCCCCGACGGCCTCAAGCTGTGGGAGGAGGTCTGCTTCGACGCCCTGAAGAAGGACCCCGAGGCCGCCGCCTACTACTTCAAGAGCGCCACGCAGACCGAGACCGAGACTCCGGCGGCGCCGCCGGTCCCCCGCCGTCCCGCCAACACGGGGACGCGCGCGGGTGACGAGCGCCCCGCTGACGCTGCTTCGGCGGCGAAGGCGGCGGCAGGCGGTCCCGCGGCGAGCACGCGCGACAAGGTGATGAACCCGAAGACGTCCAAGGCGCAAGTCGCCTCGGAGTTCGCCAGGCAGTTCGGCCGCCAGGCCGCTGGGGGTCAGACGCAGGCCCCCATCAAGTCGATGCGCCGCCAGATGGCGGAGCAGCAAGAGTAAGACCATTCGCTGGGCACGGCCCACGATAGAAGGAGAAGATAGATGGCCGTTATCCTGAACACCCCGGAGCTGCAAGCCGCTGTCCAGCAGGGCTTCCTCGTTCGCCGCATCCTCGACGGTCTCATGCCCGCCCTCATGTGGCGCGCGGAGGCTGGCGAGCCTGAGGAGTGGGAGGGGCACGCGGGCGAGCGTCGCACCTTCACCGCCAAGGGCCGCGCCCGTCCGTCGGCCAAGCCGCTGACCCCGGGCAACGACCCGAAGGTCATCACCACGCCTCTGGAGCAGTGGGAGGCCGAGCTGAAGCTGTACCCCGACGAGGGCGCCCAGGACGTCAACATGGTCGCCGCCGCGAACAGCATCGTCAACACGCTGTTCGTCGAGATCCACAGCCTGGGCGTGCAGTGCGGCGAGTCGCTGAACAAGATCAGCCGCGCGCCGCTCTACAACGCGGCCCTGGCTGGCTGGACCGTCGCCGACGGCGCGCAGAACGCTGTCACGTCGCTGCGCGTCGCGCGCATCAACGGCTTCACGACAGCGCGGCGCCCCGATCTGCGCCTCACCGCCGTCGTCAAGTACATGCCGGTGTCGAGCACCAACCCGCTCAAGATCACCGTCAACGGCACTGCCAACACGGTCATCGGCTTCACGCCGGACATCCCCGATGACATCTACGGCCCCGGCGTCCTGCTGCTGAGCGCCGCCGTCACCGTGGCGGACCGCGCGCTCGTCAAGGCGGACGACGCGACCTTCATCCACCGCGTGGGCTCCGGCAACGCGGGCCGCATCGACGACGTGACCCCGGCGCAGAAGCTGACCCTCGCCGACGTCCGCACCGCCACGACCCGGTTCCGCAAGCAGAACGTGGCGCGGCACGACGACGGCTACTGGCACCTGCACCTCGACCCGACCCCCATGAGCCAGATCATGGCGGACCCGGAGTTCCAGCGCCTCACGGAGACGGGCCTGGCGAACCTGCCCGACTTCTTCCTGTTCGTCGAGCAGGTGCAGCGGATCGGCGTCGGCTGCATCTGGCTGGAGAACAACCTGACCTGGACCTTCGGCGAGGACTCGGCGGCGGGGTCGACCAAGGTCGGCGGTCCCTCGGCGACCTACTCCGAGGCGGACCCGGTCGGCGCGGAGACCACGAACGACGGCACGCCGACTGGCGACCCGGTCTTCCACTCGCTGCTGCTCGGCGCTGGTCTGCTGAAGGAGTACATCCAGAAGCAGGACCAGTACCTGACGGACGCGGGCGTCACCGGGCTCGTCGGCCAGTTCGACGCGAGCCTCTCGGTCGACGAGATGACGATCTACACCCAGGACGTCAGCTTCATCATGCAGGCCGCCAAGAACCGGCACGCCGATCAGATCGGCATGGCCTGGAAGTTCGTCGCCGCCTACTCGACGCGCCCCGATGGCGTCGTCGGCGACGCCGCGCGCTACAAGCGCTGCATGGCGATCTGCTCTGGCTAGCCCTCCCTTCCTCTTCGCAGAGGCCCCCAGCCTCCGGTGTCTGTGTGGCGCCGGGGGCTGTTTTTTTATTCAGTGCCGATGTGCTCGTGGATGAGCGACAGCTTGGCCTGCGCTGCTTTCTCCTTCGCGTCGCCCGCAGTCTTTGCCGCATCGAAGAGCTTGTCGTGGTGCTTGGCGAGCGCTCTGTGCGTCGCCTTGTCGCTCCCGTAGGTCAGGCGCAGCAGCTTCTCCAGATTTTCAAAGTGGGCGCGATGTGCGGGCGAGCCTGAAGCGTGTCCACTTCCCAGACGAGCGTATGCGACCACAGAGTCTTTGGGCACGATCTTGCTCGACTTCTTGTGGCTGTTCGGGTTGTTCCCTCGGCCAACGCCGGGCATCTTGACGTCGGACCGGCGCATGCGCTTGCCATTCATGGTCTGATCTTATAGGCTTCCTCTCGTGTTCACCAATTCTTGCTGTCGGGCATCTGTGACCCGGAGGGTCCGACAGCGGCTTCACCAGCGAGCGATTGCGAGTGCGGCGCCTTTCCTGACGGAGGCCGCTTCGGCGGCAGTAAGTGGGAGTCTCCGAGCGGACCTTGTGTCCGTCCAGTACGCCGATCTCTCCCCGGAGATGGTCGTGTGCATGCTGGGTAGAGGCGCGCGTAACGCCGAGGATGCTGCCGAGCAGTCGCTTGGGTCACTGGTGAAGGCTCTCCTTCGGGGTAGTAGGGACCGCGGAGAGCACATGGGGGAGAGGATGGAGCGTGCCCGCACGGGGCGCCAGAAGGCACGGGTGGCTAACGCCGAAAGAAGCCGTAAGTCCGACGGTGCGCGTGATATCCTCTCTCCCATGATTTTTCTTCACGAGGTGATCTGATGGCGAAGAACGACGACAAGAAGCCGCAGCAGAACGACAAGAAGCCCGAGAGCACCGAGCAGACCAAGGTGGATGCGAAGCCGCCGGAGCCACCGCTCGAAGAGCCCAAGGTCGAGATCCCTGCCGACGCGCAGATCCAGCTCGCGGAGACGCAGAAGCTCCTCCGTGGCGCAGAGGAGGAGAACACCCTCCTCCGCGAGAAGCTGAACCAGCAGGCGGATGAGATCACGACGCTGCGCAGCAACCTCGCGGCAGCAGAGAAGCACATCGCGACCCTCGACGATCAGATCAACCGCGTCGTGGATGACAGCGGCTTCGGTGAGCTAGCGCAGCTCCCGCAGCTCTTCTCGCGCTTCCTGCACGAGGACGCCGAGCCCATCAAGCCCGACGAGGACCACGGTCTGCTCAGCACCTTCATGGATCTGCTCGCCCGCGCGAAGGGCAGGCTCGAAGTGCTGCTGCACGAGGCCAACAAGGAGAAGCACGGCGAGCGTCCGCCCATCAAGATGAAGATGGACTACGCTGTCTCGGTGCCTGGTGGCGGCATGACGACGGCAAGCGCCGGTCAGATCTACCGCGTCGAGCACCTCGGTGAGCAGGGCTACGACCGGATGCGCAAGCAGCTCCCGCCCGACGTCTACGAGCTGTACTACGGCCCCACCCGCTAGCCCCCTCCTGGGCCACAGGCCCACCCTCCCGGCATGGTAGAATCGAGCCATGCCGCTCTCCGAACCGCTGAAGCAGAAGATCAAGTTCCACATGGGCTACCCCCTCGTCAACGAGGGGCAGGCGTACGCTGCGGGCATCCCGATCAGCATCCAGCCCATGTATTTGATCATCGGGGCCATGGAGCGCGTCCCCGAGGCCGCCATCCCCTTCATCGAGGGGTGCATCGGCGCGCTCGACAAGAACCTGGAGCTTCAGCGCACTTTGGGCATCAAGGCGCTCATCGCTTCGAAGCTGGAAGATCTCGATCTCCGCGAGGACTACCTGAAGGATCTGCGGCGGGAGTACCGCGCCGAGCAAGAGCGCCTCGGACAGCTCCTCAACTGTCCTATCAACGCGGGCGGTGTCGATGTGGACTGCGGCGTCGGCAACGTCACGGTGTGCTGATGTCAGTCGACGAGAAGAAGTTCACCCTGCTCGACTTCAAGGACTTCAAGCAGGCGCTCGCGCGTGACCTGGCGACGGACCTTGTCCCCGATCTGCGCGATCTGCTCACCTTCTTCGGTCTGCGGCCGATGCACGTCCGCATCGTGCGTACGCGATGGAGCGGACTCGCAGTCGGAGAGGGTCAGGAGTACGTCGATCTCGTGCGTAACATCCTGCCGACGCCGAAGGTGGAAGGGATGGGGAGCGTGGAGAACAGCGTCGAGAGCGGCGGCATGTTCGAAGTCGGTACGGTCATGGTGTCCAAGATCAACGCGAACTACACCGAGGAAGAGCTGCGCGGGCACGATGACGACGGTACGCCGCCACAGAGTGATGCAACGGTATTCTGGGAGATCGAGTTCCTCGGACACAACGGAGCGAGCTACCAGCGCCGCTTCCACCTGAAGTCGAACCCCGAGTACAAGACGCTCGGGTGGAACGTGAGCTTGGAGCGCGCCCAGCAAGACCGCGCGCGGAACGGAGAGATGCAGTCGTGAACGGCAAGTCGATGAAACGCAGCGGCGCGAAGATGCCTGGCGTCGGTCGTGGCAACAACCCGGCGAGTCACGTCAGGAAGAGAATCACACCCGGCACGAAGCTCAAGATGGAACGGAACGATCCAGATCTGTCCTACAGCGACAAGAAGCGTCTTTCTAGAGATAGCGAAGATAAGAGAAGAGGGCTGGCAGAAAACAGAGTCAGCACCATCGAACGTCACATCAACAGCATGCTGCCGTTGATGGCGCACATCCCTAGCGGCAGGCCGGAAAGAAGGACGCCGCAGCAGATTGCAAAGGGCGATATCATGCGTCAACGCGCTGCACAGCTTCGAGAGAAACACGGACTCTGGTAGGAGACGAACGTGAGCGACGCTGACAAGACCGATCCTGCGATCCCGCTGCCGCTCTCACTGGCGCCCACGGAGAAGCTCATCCTTTCGATGGCGGACATCGTCCTCGCTGAGGCGGACAAGGACATCGGCAAGGGAGAGGAGGGCGGCAACAACGAAGGTCCGTTCGTCATCGAGTGTTTGAACTACGACAACCCGCGCACGCGCCGCCCCGGTGATATGTGGTGCGCTGCTTGGGTGTCGCTCGTTCACACGCGGGCGAAGTCCGGCATGCCCCGCAGCATATCCGCTGAGCGCATGCGGCAGGGCTACATCCTGCGCGGCCTCTACCGAGACGTCACCGGCTTCCCGACGCCGGAAGACCTAGCAGAGGCGATGCACCGCGCCGCGGTGCTCTTCTACGAGCGAGACATCAAGCGCCGCGCCGGGCACGTCAACATGCTCCGCCGCATCAACGTGCTGAACCTGCTCATCGACACGATCGGTGCGAATGAAGGAGACTTCCCTGCAAAAGTTCACGTACGGGAATCCGTGTCGATAATTGAACTTCATAAGGGACTACGCGGTTCTCACCGCTTCCTTGGTTTTGCCAACATCGACTGAGGGCACGATGTACGGACCGTCGATGAAGCGACCGCGGAAAGACGTCGAGATGCCGGGTGTCGGTCGAGGGAACAACCCCGACTCGCACAAGAAGGGCCTCTCTGTCGGCGACGTGTTCAAGCTCAAGGGGCCTCGACTCGAAAAGCTGCTGCGTCCTGGTTCTCCGCAGCGTGACTTCATCGTCAAGACGATTGTCTCGCACTGGCAGCAAGACGAAGTGGCCCCACCGCACGTCAAGGAGGCGATGAAGCAACTTCTTCCGCACACTGTCAAAGGCGGGCATCTCGCCGATCTTCATCCCGGCGACACCGTTCTGCACCGTGGCGGCATCATCGCAACGCGAGCACCACAGGCGTACAGTCGATCCGAGAAAGGGGCGATGTTCTTCAAGTCACCTGGACAGAAGAAGCCGACGTCCATCAAGGTGAACGGAAAGACCGCCGCCATCGACTTTGACAAGGTGCTGGGGAAGGGGAAGAGCGAGAAGGAAGTCGTTGTGCTGCGCGATGCGAGCGCGCGACGCTGATGCCGAAGATCACCCTCGCACAGTTTGCCAAGAAGCTCCGCAGCTACAGAGGCAAGCTCGAAGCTGCGCAGCGCGAGGGTCTCTATCGCGGCGCGCAGGAGTGCCTGCCGATGCTTCAGCAGAAGTCGCAGGCGGCGGGGGTGGACACAGGAGGCTTCGCGGCAGGCTGGCGTGTCGTGCGGCGCGGCAAGAGCGTCCGCATCGTCAACATCCGCCCCGGCAGTGGCTTCATCGACAACGGGCGCGCTCCGGGGAAGGCGCCGCCTCCAGACGTCATCTTGGCATGGGTGCAGCGCCGCTTCGGGCAGACAGGCGCGCAGGCGAAGAGCACTGCCTTCCTCATCGGACGGAAGATCGCCCAGCGCGGCCTCGTCGGAAAGCGGATCTTGCGGTCGAGCCGCAGGCAGATGAGAATGATCCTCAGACGAGCTGTGAAGACCGCCCTCATCGAGAGTTGGAGAAAAGCATGAGCAAGAGCACCGGCACGAACGGTCCCTCCCCAGCGAAGGTGCTGGCGGAGCAGACCGTGCGCGATCTGAACCACGAGCGTCGCCTACCTCCGCAGCGCAAGGCAGGGGCGCACCCAGGCGGAGGGCACGGCTTCTTCGTGAGCGGTGACACGCACGCTCCGATCGGCTCGCTGCCGTTCGTCACAATCAAGCACCAGGGCTACCCTGGGAAGGGCGGCAAGCGATGAACGGCTGCGCCATGAAAAAAGACGCTCCCATGCGAAAGCGCATCACCGCGCGTGACGTGGCACGCGAGGCGAAGGAGGAGGGCCACAGCGCCACTGAGGAGCTGAAGGAGAAGCAGAAGGGTCCGGGGAACAAGCGCCTCGTGCCCGCGCTGCGGAAGAAGGGCTGATGTACACCCATCTCGACGGTCTGTCACGTCTCATCGAGCACGCACGCGACGTCGAGAAGCCGCTGACGAATCGCTGCGAGGCGGATCTGGAGACAGCCGTCCGCCGCGGGCTCGCCGAGTACCTCCAGCAGCTCTCCATCGAGACACCTTCTGGGCGCACGCTCGCGTTCACGAAGGTCTACGACACCTTCGGCGATCTCGATGAGAAGGCGGTGCTCCCTGTCGCTGGCGTGCAAGGCGCTGGCGATGACGGCATGTACGAGCCGAAGGGGATGAGCAACATCATCACCCGTTCCAACGAGCTGGAGATGGTCGTCAACCCGAGCGGGAAGTACGCGCGCGGTGGCTGGAAGTTCTACGGCGCGCGACCCGCCGAGTATCGCAAGAGCCTCCAGATCGAGATGGTGTCGCAGGACAAGCCGTCTCGCATGTGGCTCTGCAAGATGCTGGAGGACGACTTCAACCCCGAGGGACTCCCTGGCTCCGACCCGCAGGCCGGCTTCGAGCTGGAGCTGCCGCACTACCACGGGGTGCGCGCCGTCTACGCCGCCGAGATGAAGATGCGCTACGAGGAGGCAGGCGTCGCTGCTCGTCAGGGTCGGTGGAAGGCGTGGTGTACGGTCAGCGTCTCCTGCCCTCAGATCCGCGTCGTCGCCCGCCCCGTCGTCAAGCCCCGCGTCGGTATCGCCGTCAACACCCCCGACGAATCCCCGCCGTAGCCTAGCCACCGTCGACAGAACCTCTGTTCAGCGTCTCCGTTATGGAGATCTGCGCAAGCGGTGTACCATTGGCCCAGGAATCCCTCACGAAGCTGGCGCTTCCCAGCACGGAGAAAGTGTAATGGGTCTTACGTTCACGCGCGTCCGCAATTATTTTCCTGGCCGGGAGGAGATCACCCAGATCGAAGGGATCATGATCGCCGACCTGGCTCCTACCGGACCGATCCAAGGCGTGCCGATCGGGCGCGTGTGCCTCCTCGGCGAGTTCGCCGACATGGGCAAGGCGGTCAAGGTCAACAAGACCACGGGCGAGGTGACGACCAACCTCCAGCTCGACTTCGCGCTCTCTGCCATCGACTTCATCACGAAGTACGGCGGCTTCGACTCGACGATCGGGAAGTTCGGCTCCGATATGGGCAACGGCTACGTGGCGGTCGCCAACAAGCCGTGGGCGTCGGCGTCGCTGCTCATCGCGCCGATCAACCTCTGCTCGCAGTGGGCGACGCGCTACGTGCGCGATCTGCCGACGAACAAGAGCGCCACCGACGCGACGCCGATCGTCCCGGTCAGCGGCGCTGCTGTTGCTGCGGGTCGCGAGTTCCGCAGCAGCACGAACCGCGTCAAGGTCGGCACGCGCGTCATCTTCGAGGGTCGCGCGCACTACGCGAGCGGCCTCGACGGGACCATCATCGCCAGTGCAGCGGCGGCGACCCAGTTCATCACGAGCGCAAGCGGCGCCTTCACCACCGTCGTTCGCCCTGACGGGAAGACCGGCGTCAAGGTCGGCGACATCGTCGTCCTCGGCAGCCTCAACGCCTCCGCAGGGTCTGCGAACCTGCTCGTCGCGACTGCACAGACGACGTACCGCGTGACCGTGATCGACAGCGCGACGAAGCTGACCCTCCAGCGCATGGACGGCGCAGACTTCGAGTGGACCGCTGGCATGGCATCGGCGGCCATCGCCTACCGCATCCACCCCGCGGCTACCGCTGACTCCGGCGGTGAGTGCGTCCTGTCGAGCGCCACCGGCTACCTGATCCCCGCTCGCCCGCTCGATGCCACCGTCAACTCTGCCACGACGCTGTCGCCCACCGTGGCGCCGCTCGCTGGCACGGGGGCGCAGTGGGATGGGCTCACAGGGCTCAAGGGCTTCACGCACCCAACCAACAACCTCGCGTTCACGACCAACATCCAGGCGCCCAACCGGGCCAACAGCGCGGAGCTAGATGCGCTCTACGTGGCGGCGATGGACGCGACCCGCGGTGGCGACCTGGCGAGCTACATCGACATCGTCATCGCGGCGCGCAAGTCCTCGACGATCCGTTCGGCGCTGCGCGCCCACGTTCTCGCCGCAACGGCCGATGGTCTGAACCGCATCACGCTCCAGAGCCCCGAGCTGGACGAGCTGAACGCGACGACGATCCTGACCAGCAACACCGATCCTGGCGTCGGTGCGCTGCGAGACGAGCGCCGCTGGGTGCAGTGGCCGGGGTTCACCACCTTCGTCAAGGAGGCGGTGGGCATCTCGATTGCGACTGCGGACGGCGACACCACGACAGACGGCATCCTCGACACCCCGTCCGACGAGTGGATGGCGTGCATCCTGTCGAACCTGCTGCCAGAGCGCAACCCGGCACAGCACAGCGACCCGGTCCCGCGCGTGCTGGCGAACGTGCTCGGCTTCCAGCGCGGCGCCCCTGTCCTCACGATGGCGGAGTACATCCTGGCGAAGGCCAACGGTGTGCAGATGCCACGCTTCGCCGAGGGGAAGGTCGCGTTCTACAGCGGCGTGACGACGGAGATCCAGCTCACGGCGCGCAAGCCCGCCAACCGCGTCCGCATGTTCGACTTCCTCTCCAAGAGCTTCGCCAACGGGCTCGACTCCTACGCGAAGGAGCCGCTGACCGATGAGCTGAAGGACCAGGAGCAGGGCGTCGTGGTGGCGTTCCTCGAAGACCTGAAGTCGACGAACAACCCCAAGCGCCAGCGCATCAAGGACTACGACGTGGACATCGTGTCCGGCAACACACCCGAGCAGGAAGCGCTCGGCATCTTCGTCATGATGATCACCGTTAGCATGCTCGCCACCCAGGACCACCTCGTCTTGGGTCTCGAAGTCGGGCAGGGCGCCGTGGTCGTCAAGGACGCCTCGTAAAGGAGCCACAGAGTCATGGCGAAGAGCAGAGAGACGCTGGGACGCGACGTTGTCGTGTCCCTGATCAAGGACAACGCCCCGCTCGTCGAGGTGACGGCGATCAAGAGCTTCTCCATCAAGTTCAAGGTGGAGAAGATCACGGAGCAGTACCTGGGGCGCCAGAACCCGAGCTACGACAACATCTCGGACGGCGTGGACATCGACATCAAGTTCAACGTGGACGACGACAAGTACCTGGCCGTCGTCGAGACCCTGCTGGAGAGCGCGAGCGATCGGCAGAAGCAGATCATCCTGACGGCGCAGTGCGCGATCAAGTTCAGCACGGGGCGCGTCCGCAAGGTGCTGTTCAGCCCGCTCGTCTACGGGGACATCCCGCTCGACATCTCGGCGCGCAACCGCTACATGGAGTCGGGGCTCAACTGCTCCTGCTCCCAGCCGAAGTTCCTGACGTCCTAGACAGCGCCGCCGCTCGTAGAGTAGGCTGCACATATGTCTACCTCCGCTTTCCGCATCAACGTCCCCCCGAACATCATCAAGGACTCGCGCACGACGGGTTTCCCCGTCGTACACAAGTTCGCCTTCCGCCTCGCGACCTTCGAGGACGAAGAGATCGCGATGGACCTGGCGGGGACGAACACCCTCAAGTACAAGCGCACGCTCTTCAACCGCACGCTGCTAGAGTCGTGGAAGGGGAAGGAGGGAGATCCGACGTGCGTGAAGCTGCGGCACCACGACGGGTCCAGCACGGCGGAGTACGAGTCCTGGCACCCCGATCTCCGTCAGTTCTTCGGACAGTCGTGGAACCGCCGGCATGAGATGGCGCTCAACGAGTCCATCGTCGACAAGCGCAAGATGACCAGCAAGGGGGGCAAGGTGGTCTACACCTACACCATCCCGCAGGCGGCGCAAGACGAGTTCAAGGCGACGAAGTACCCCATCGTCTCGACTGTGGGGCTGCGCATCCAGACCGCGGAAGACGAGATCACCGCGATCGAGGGTTGCGGCGGGAACCCGCTGCGCTACATGCGCGCCATCACCGCGGCGACTCTCGTGCAGGTGAACGGGGAGCCCGTCGGCGATGTCGAGGAGGCTATCGCGGCGTGGCACCCGATGCTCCGTGGCGCGATGCCGATCATCGCGAAGCTGGCGCAGGTGAGGGCGCAAGTCGGCGCAAATTTTTTCGAGGAGAACGAGGAGATGGTGCAGATCGACGAGTAGTCACCGACATCGTCCTCGCCTCCCTTCGCTACTCCAAGGAGAACTTGGAGCAGCTCCACGACGACATCTGGCAGATCGTCGTACGGGTAGGACGGTACGGCAGACAGCCCGCCGATTGGGTCATGAGTCTCCCCATCACCAGACTGTACGCCTACTGCGACGGTCTGCGCATGCTGGCCGAAGTGGAAGAAGCCGAGAGGAGCAAAGATGGGTGAGGATCTGATCGAGCAAATTTTCAACATCGGCGGCGATGCGCTCAAGCAGCTTGGGCACATCGGTGGCGGTGTCGACGACGTGCTCAGCAAGTTCAACTCGCTCAACCGCGCCGCCTCGATGTTCAATAACATCGTCTTGGGCGCTGCCATCGGCTTCGGCATCGACCAGATCATCAAGCTCAACAAGAACCTCGAAGAGACGAAGATGCGGCTCGCCGGGAGCATCGGCGCCGCAGGTTTCACGAAGTCGTTCAACCACTCGCTGGAGTTGACGAACGATCTCATGAAGCAGAACCGGGAGGAGGCCGCCAAGCTCCCTGGCAGTGAAGCCCAGTTCATGCAGGGCTTCAGCTACACCATGCCTGCGCTCAAGGCGGCGGGCATGACCGACCTGTCCAAGATGCTCACCCTGAGCAACAACCTGATGGCGACCGCCATCAGCCAGGGCATCGACTCGGGCCAGGCCGCGCGCGACGTCATGCAGATGGCGCAGGGCCGTGCGGGTATGGACGTGCGCTCCTTCGTGACGTTCAAGGACGTCATGGGAGTCAAGAGTACCGAGGAGTTCAACCAGAAGTCGGCGGCCGAGCGAATCAAGCTGCTGGAGAAGGTCGTCAAGGCATACGGCGGGATGCTCGGGGAGTTCGACAACACCTGGGAGGCGATCAGCAGCACGGCGACGAGCTACGCCGAGAACACGATGCGCGCGTTGACCAACCCCGCCTTTGAAGAGTTCAAGAGGGGCGTGAAGTGGCTCAACGACGAATTCGGCTCGATGCAGGAGAAGGTCATCCTCATCGCCGAGCACCTCGGGCGCGGCGCGGCCAAGGCGATCACCAGCACGGTGAAGTATCTGAAGGGGCAGATGGTGCCTGGCGGGGCGACCAGCGATTTCGGCGTTGGTAGCGGTGCGATGTTCGGACCCTACACGCAAGACAGCGTGACGGAGAACAGGGCGACGAACCCGATCGAAGCCACGACATGGGTCGGATCGTTCATGGAGATCATGACGGGCTTCGGTGAGCTTGGCCCGGTGCTCGACTCGACGATCAACTTCTTCCGCAGCCTCGGCTACGCCCTGATCGACATCGTGGAGCCGCTGCTTCCTCCGCTCGCGACTGGCTTCCACGCCGTGCTCAGCGTGGTCGGTCTGCTCTGGATGGGGCTGATGGACTTCGGCGCGCTCATCTTCGATACACTCGGTCCTGTCTTCCGTCTGCTGAGCACGGCTGTCGGGTTCGTCGCGCAGGTGTTCATGGACTCGCTCCTCATCGGAGCCAAGGTGCTCGGCGGCGTGTACTCCTGGTTCGCAGCCAAGCTGGGGCCGCTCTTCCAGACGAGCGTCAACCTCATCAGCGAGACGGCGGACTGGCTGATCAAAATCATCCAGAAGCTGGGCATCGCGTGGAATGAGATCGCGACGCAAGCATCGGAGGGCGCCGTCAGCAAGACCTTCGGTGTCGATGATCTCTCTGCGTGGATCAAGGGTCTGAGCAGCAAGGTCGGCTCTAACGAGCAATTCGGTCCGCCACGTCCACCAGAGAAGCTCAAGCCCGTCGTCAACCAGGACTTCCGCGGCTCGAAGTTCAACATCGAGATGGCATTCGCCAAGGAGTACGACCCGGATCGCATCGCCACCGCGTTCAAGGCGGAGATCCCGAAGAAGGCTGCGCTGGAGAGCGGCCTGACGCCCCTGTTCGCGCTCATGTGATATCCTGGCGACATGGTCGCCAACATCTGCACCTTCTGCCGCAACAGCGCCTGCCAGCCCATCTTCCACAACGATCCAATGTCCGACGCGGCCCCTGCTGCCGTCGGTAAGTCGTGCCTCGACAAGCTCGTTCGGGAGTGCTACGGGGTCGCACTCCGCGTTGTGACGAAGCAAGAGGTGCGCGTTCGCAAGGTGAAGAGGGAGGAGTAAGATGGCAACGCAGGCACAACCAACACTCACCTTCGACGAGCTGGGGGGACGACGGCGCAAGGTCGAGCTTTCGGGACGTTGCGCTCCCGAAGAGATCGAGTTTGGAATCGAGCAGCGCAACGATCTGGACTGGCCGCAAGGCTCTCCAGACGCGACCTGTCAGATCGGCGGCCCACAGCTCAAGCCGATCAAGCTGAGCAACATCTGGCGCGACCGGCACATGCTCGGCGCCAACCCGGATGGTGTCGCTCGCGTCGGTTTCAACGGGCAGCCAGGCCCACAGGTAGCTTCCGCCGAGACGCTCGCCGAGACGTTCTTCGAGATGTGCGCGCACGGTCAGCAGATCCGCCTCTCCTGGGGGCGCCACGTCCGTTACGGCATCATCGAAAAGTTTGACTGGAAGCCGGTGCGAATGAAGGAGGGAGCTGGCGGCACAGTCCACGACATTTCGTGGACGTTGGAATTCGTCGTCACCGGCATGCAGTCCTCCCCGTCTCCGGCGTCTCTACCGGCGCAGACAGGCGTCAACAGCTTCGCTTCGCAGCTCACGGACAAGGCGCAGACGCTCCGCGATCTCGTCGACAACCCGCCAGAGGAGATCAGGAACGGAGACATCCTGTCGCGCGTGCGAGATCAGGTCAGCCTGATCGAGGACAGAGCGCAACAGGCGAAGGACGCTGTCGCGGGTTTCACCTCCTCGATCATGTCTGCGAGCCAGTCCGTGCGGCGCACGCTCGGACTCGCCGCCGCATCGGTGAGCGACGCCCGCGCGCTCGTCGAGTCGACGCAGGAGCAGGTGTACCGCGAGTTGAACGGCTACACCGATGTCGCCCAGGCGACTGCGGGAGAGGGCATCGCTGCTGCTGCCTGGGCAAGGCAGCTCGGGGAGGAAGGCGGCACTGTCAAGTCGCGCGCTGTGGAGTTCCGAGACGAGTCGCAGCAGAAGCTCGATTTCGACACCATCGCAACCCACCGCGTGAGAAGTGGCGAGGATCTCTACATCATCAGCAGCAAGTTCTACAACACGCGCGATGGGTGGCAACGGATCATGCTCTACAACGGTCTCGATTCGCCGGAGGTGACTGTTGGTCTGGAGCTTCTCATCCCGCGCGCCAGCCAACAGGTGAGCACCTAAGATGCCGATCTACTACCCAGCGTGCAGTGTCTCCATCGGCATCCGATTCGACGACACATTCTCTGTGAGCAAGGGCACTCGCGCGAACAAGGGCTCCGTGGAGAACCTGCTGGCGGACCAACCGCAGAACGACCCGTTCCCATTCTCGAAGAAGGAGACGGAGCCGCTGCTTGTTGGTCCGCCGAGCGACGAACTGTCGTGGGCGCTCAATATGGTCCCGACCAAGGCCAACGTCAAGCTCGACGGCTATCGCAAGGCGGCGACGTTCTCCGTCTCGGTGCCGTGGCATGTGCTACCGATCAACCCCCTCTTGATTCGCGCTGGGCAGTGCCGTGTCTTCTTCGGCACGGTGCCGAAAGACAGCTTCGCCAAAGGCATCTCTGCCGGGAAGCCTGGGCAGATCAGAGAGTCGCAGCTCCGCGTCTACGATGATGCCGGCATGCCGGACTTGAAGAAGCTCGCGTGCTGGGGCCTGTTCGATTCGCACAGCATCAAGTTTGGCAAGGAGAACGGTCTGGTCACGATCGAGGGTAGAGACCTTCGTGGTGTCCTGCTCGACTACCACGTAGAGAGAGATCTCATCAAGGGGCTGAACCTGGACCAGCCCATCCACTACGTGGTTCGCGACATCCTGGCATCGCAGCCGCTGTTCAAGGGTGTCGAGATCGTGGTGCAGGCTGTCGACTGGCCGAACCCAGACAAGATCCCTCATCCGTGCGCTGCTGGAAACGTCACGCGTGTCAACCAGGGTGCCGCAGGTAAGAGCGCCAAGGCACATCCTCCGGCGCCCAACAGCAAGCTGACATATTGGGATCTGATCGTCCAGTATTGCTACCTCGTCGGCGCCATCCCGTACTTCCACGGTCGCGACATCTTCATCCGTCCGGTCGCGTCGCTGTACGACATGCGCAACATCGACAAGATCGCGGACGGCTTCAACCCCGCCATCCGATCGCCGTTCAAGGACAACCAGCCACGCATCGGTTTCGGCGCGGGCGCCCCCTTCGTTCAGCGCAAGCTGATCTACGGCAAGAACATCGACGAGATGGAGTTCAAGCGGAACTTCCACGGGAACCACAAGCCGAAGATCATCGAGGTGGTGTGCCTGGACACGTCGAGCGACAAACCGGGCAAGCAGAAGCTGCTGAGCGTCAAGTGGCCGAAGGACATCGCCAAGAAGCTGGAGGACTCCAAGAAGAAAAGCGCGGGGAAGGGAGGCAAGGGCACGAGCATCGCGCCTGGCGGCGGTGGCAGCGAGACAGAGAAGGAGGTCATCCCCGTCTATGGTCTGACCACAATCTCGCAGCTCGAAGACGTCGCCCGCGCCATCTTCGAGTCCCGCGCGCACCGCGAGGTCGAGGTGCAGTTCAAGGTGAAGGAGCTGGCGAGCTACCTGGGCCTGGCGAACTACGAGCACAACGACGACCCCGACATGGTCTACCTCCGCCCTGGCGACGGTGCGTCGTTCGCCATCGACGCGACCAGCATCGGTACGCGAAAGCGCGGCGAAGCGGACGTCGTCTCCGAGCTGAACCGCCTGGAGTCCCTCAGCTTCGACGATGCGGTCATGGAGATCGCGCGCCGCTTCCATGGTGACATGAACCTCGCACGCGCCATCGTGGCGACCGCCCGCAACTCCGTTGTCGAAACGCAGCTCACGTACCGCGTGTTCGAAGTGGAGCTGTCGTGGGACAATCCGTACCTGAAGATCAACGGCAAGGCGCACAACTACATCGAAGCTGCGTACGGCAGCACGGCGGACGATGGTGGCGGCACCGGGAAGAAGAAGCCACCGCTGCGCAAGCTCGAAAAGCTGACGGTGGACAAGAGCATCATCGGCGATCCACTCTTCGACAAGCTGGGGTCATAAGATGGACTTTCCGTGGAGTAGCCTTGCCATCGTCACCGAAGTGAACATCTCAAAGAGTGGGGTGTTTGTCGAAGTGGATGTCATGCCTGCCGGTCCTTACGGCCTCACCTGCCGGTGGTTCTCGCCGTACACAGGCAAGGCGCATGGTCTGTGGATGCCGCCAGAGCCCGACGACGAGATCGTGATCGTCTCTCCATCCGGCGATCCGATGGAGGGCTGTGTCGCCTTTGCCAAGGCGTGGAGCCCGTCACACGAGCCACCGCAGCGCGCAATCGACCAGAAGGAAGATGTTGTGCTCACCATCAAGAAAGACAAGAGCGTCTGGATTGAGGTGGCGGGCCAAGGCAAGGCGTACATCTTGTGCGAAGACACGGGCAAGATCATCCTCGGCGACAAGGACAATCACGAGCCTGCTACAAAAGCGACAACCCTGAAGAGCTATCTCGATGGAGACAAGGCTTGGAAGGATGGGCATACGCACACCTTCACAGGCGTTGTTGCGCTGGCGGCATGCTCCGGTACGACCAACCCACCCACAGCATCTTCGCCGAACGTCCCAGAGATCAAGGCCAGTCGTGTTGAGGTAGGATCGTAGTCATGGCTGATCTAAAGAAGGGCGCATTCGGTTTCGGCAAGTTTGGCGGAGACGCAGAAGCGTTCTTCGGTGCAGCGGCGCCTCTCGCCCTTAGCTTCGCCTACGCCACGAGCGAGACGTCGCTGCGCATCGGTCTGACGCGCGAGCCGCAGAACCTGACTCCCTACCTGGAAGGCGACGTCTACACGCCGCTGACGTGGCGCGTCACCCGCCTGGATACGGGGCAAGATCTCATCGTCATCGGCGTCCGCCGCTTCGACCACCCGCTGGTCTGGGATCTGTTCACGCTGCGCAGGCTCGGCGTCGTCGCAGTACGGCACCGTGTGTCATCGACCACGTTGCGGACACGCTCTGGTATTCGGATCGCAGCGCCCAACCGAATCGACTTCGCCGGCACGAAGAACACGAACGCGCTCGATCCGCTTCCGCGGTATCAGGGCGTGGTAGACATCAGGAACAGATCGTTGGAAGAAGGTCCGACGATTCAGATCGGCGGGCGCGGTCTATACGAAGTGGAAGCGAAGATCGAGGCGCTTAAGAAACGCCTCAAGCGCATGCTGATCACGGCGCCAGGGACGTTGCCAGGCGATGATACGTTCGGCATTGGCTTCAAGGAAAAGGAGCCGCTACCCATCGGGGACATTACAGCGCTACAGCGCCGCATCGAAGAAGGGTTCCTTCGCGACCCAGAAGTGCGCAGCGCTGCTGTGGAGCTGGAGACTGACGATGAGAGTGGAATCGTGTACATCCGCGCGCGGGTGCTGGCGTCGTTCACCGACGAGCCTGTCAGCGCGGACTACGCCTTACCAGGCGTGCTCGTTTAGTTGTCGATGACGATCTTCGTTCCCTTGACGAAGTTCTCCAGCGGCTCAGCCGCTCCGTCAGGCACCAGGAAGCGCATGTACAGCGAAGCGTTGTAGCGCACTGCGCGACACTCCACGCCATCCCAGTAGTAGAAGCTCTGCGGCAGATCGACTTGCAGCACCTCGCGCAGGCGCCACACGGAGATCGCACCGCGGCAGTACGCTGGACGGTTCGGGAGCCCGAACACGGGCCGGATCGCCGTCAGGTACTGCACTGGCTTGTCACACGACGGCACGACGAAGACGGGCGCGTCGCAGCGGTCGTCGGTGTAGAAGTCGGGGACTGCGATCTGCTCGTTGCTGCCCACCGGCAGGCAGCGCGTCACGCCGTCAGGCTCTCCGGCAGAGAGGAACGTGCATTCCATGGAGAGCACGCTGTCCCAGAAGAGGTTGAGCGCCTGCGTGCTACCATCCTGACCACCGATGCGCTGCACCTTCAGGCGCGTGCCGCTCGTGAGGCCGCCCGCTACGCTCCTCTCGCCGACGTGCGGCGGAGCGGACGTGTACGGTAGCCCCATGTCCTGGGGCGGCTCCTCGACAGGCGGCGTCTGCGATGGCGGTTTGGTTGGGTAATAGCCACACCCAACTACCAATAGAAGGATTCCTACAAATGCTGCTGTCCTCATGTTCTCTCCTGATACACGTTGGTTGTTCCACAGTAGCATAAGTGCTCCCATCGCAATTCCAACGCCTGACGTTCGTTCAGTGTAGAATTCACTCATGGCGGACTTTCCAACCAAAGCGGATTTCCTTCGCGTCGCGAAGGTAGCCCTCCTCGAAGATCAACCGAAGCTGACGCGGCTGGCTGTTGAGACGCCAGGCACAGACGCTTGGGCACTCCTACAAGGAATGGCGGCTGTCGGAGACGCGCTCATGGGGCAGCAGATCGCGTTCCAGAGCGCCTACTACAACGCCTCGGCGCGAGGCGACAAGCTCGACTACAAGCTGCTCGACAGCATCGCCCTGGCGAGGAAGCGCGCCGCCGTCTCGCTCTGCTCCGTCGATTTCGAGACAGACGCGCTCACGCTGGCTGCGTTCCCCATCGAACACGACACGATCATCTCGGACGAGGCCGGTGTGCAGTGGCTCACCACGCACGACGCGACGTTCCCCAAGAATTCTCGCGGGCCGCTGACCGTCCGCGTTCGCTCTGCGCTCGCAGGCCGCGACCAGTACGCGCTCCCCAACACCATCACCAACCTGATCACCCAGATCCCGAACGCACCAACTGATCTGCGCGTCACCAACCCTCGTGCAGCGACGGTCGGTGACGACGAGGCTTCAGACCCCGACTACAGGCAGAGCGCACAGCGCTTCTTCGATGCAGCCCGCCGCGGGACGCTGGCTGCCATCGAAGCGCGTGCTCTGCGTGTGCCTGGCGTCAAGACCGCCGTGGCAACGGAGGTGCTGAACAACCTGGGGCTCCCGAACAAGGTGGTCTTGCTCGGCATCACCGACAGGTTCACGGAGCTGCTGATCGACCAGACAACCGTACCGCCCGTCTACGAGTCGCAGTCGCGTGTGCTCGCGCAGACCGTGCAGGACGCGCTTGCTGACACGCGATCGGGTGGCGGACCTGTGTTCGTCGAGCTGGCGAGCGTCATCGTGATGCCCGTCAACTTGAACCTGACGTTCACCGCAGGCGCCGACATCAACGACACAGCCTACAGAGCGCGCGTCGCCATAGTGAACGAGATCAACCTGCTCCGCCGCGGGCAGACGCTCTCTCTGACCACGCTTCGAGACGCGCTCCGTCGTGTGCGCGGTGTGAGCTTCACCGGCAACGAGATCGCTTCCCCCATCGGAGACGTTGTCGCCAAGCCGCTTCAGGTGTTCCGCAGCTCGCTCGCCAACGTGACTGCGAACAGCGTGCAGCCTGATCGCCCGCTCACGCTCAGCGTCAACGCCGACAGCTTCGGATAAAGAGAACTTCCCGCAACGCCGTGCGCCTACCTCGATTTACGCCGAGTCGGGCTGGCTACTTAGGGGTCGGTGGTTGCGAGAAGTTCTCAAGAAGTGGCGCGCGGCAGGTTTCACTCTGCACACCCAGCTTGTGGCCGGAGCTGTTCATTCGCGTTACGCGCGCCATAAGAAAAAAGCTCGATGAGGCGATGGTGATCACTTCTACAGGGCTTAACGACACCCCTATCGCTTGTCAGGCGTGCGAAGACATCACCTCATCAAGCAAAGGTCCCCGGAGCAGCGACTCACACTCGCCTTTCGGCGCAGTCCATCAAGAGGCATCACTTCTCTCGCGTCTTCGGCGCGCTGCTCAAGGTATAAAGGGTGTCCTCGGCTGTCACTGGGAGAAGATCGTCTTTCGACGACGCGCGCTACAGTGACCCCGTGGCCCACGGTCATCTGACCCACCGTTCAGGGCTTGTCTTCAGTGGGGTACTGCGGCCATCCGGCTTTAAGCCTTGCCTGCTGCGAAGTTCACAGCTTCGGCTCTGTGTCGACCAGGGCGTAACCAGCGTCCGCTTTTCGAGACCTCTTCACGAGTGCCGAGGACAGAGAACATCATAGTCATCTCCCGCAGGATTCCAACACCTGACGTTCGTTCAGGTGTTGTAGCATGAAGACATGCCGACCACCTATGTCGACTCCCCGCCTCCTCCGCCAGAGAATCCAGACGACCTGCTCGTCTTCCTGCTCGCAGGGAACATCGGTCCGAGCCCATTTCAGGTGCTCGACCAGGCGTTCTTCCTGCGGCTCTTCGATCGCATCTTCCCTGACAACTACATCACGCCGATCCGAGAGAGCGGAGAAGGCTACGAGCTGTTCAAGGCGATGGCGGCAGTGGGTGAGCGCGCCAGCCAGGCGCAGGTCAACAACGCGGAGAGCACGTTCATCTCGTGGGCAAAGCGCGGCGCATTCGCTACCTGCACGGAGGTAGCGTTTTCTCGTGCGAACGCTGGCGCTGGCGCTGGCGTCGTGAAGGCAGGCACGAAGGTCAAGACGTCGAAGGGTGGTCGCCGGTTCATTCTGACGACTGACCTTGCGTTCGGCATCGGCGACGTCGGACCGCACACAGCGATGTGCCGCGCCGAGGCGACAGGATGGGAGTACAACGTTCAGGGGCCGCGCGTCACCGCAGCAGGCGAGACGATCCCTGGTGAGATCGACACGGTCGACGAGCTGATCACCGACCCCGTCTTCTGGGACCACACCATCACCTGCGCCAACCTGGTAGACGCGAGCGGAGGCGCAGGCGCCATGCTCGAAGAGCTGGGCATTGAGCGCGGCACTTCGATGCGCGATGGCGAGTCGGAGGAGATGTTCCGCGCGCGACTGCGGCAGCTCCCCGACACGGTGAGCCCGCTCGCGATCATGCGCTCGGTCTACTTCTACCTGTCGCAGCTCAACGTCCCGTTCGTCTACATCGAGCCATACGGCCTCGACTATCAGACGTGCTGGGACGGACCAACCATCACGAAGGGCAACTACAAGCCCAACGTCTTCGTGCTCGACGACCCGCGATCGGAGTACCCCTTCCGCAACCGCTGGATGTCGGAAGACGATTGCGCAGGTAGCTTCATCATCCTCGTGCCCAACCTTCAGTGCTTCGGCTCCATGGCGATGGTCTGTGACGATCCTGGCCTGACCGTCACCGACTTCTCGACCAAGGGGCGCCCTGGCTGGCGTCGCGGCTTCGACGCTTGTGATCTGCCGCAGAACTGGGCGCGCGGCCCCGCGGCGTGTGACGGAGTGGACCAGAAACGTAGGGCTGCTTACGGTGGGCTCAACGATCTCATCCAGCGCATCAAGTCGGGCGGCTACGACGGGAGCCTGGAGATCTGCCTGACGGAGATCAAGCCACCGACCTAGACGTGATAGCATCGTCGCATGGGTGACAAGCCGTTCGACCGCATGCAGCAGAACAACCTGGAGAAGCTGCTCTCCAGGGATCTGAACCGCCTCCAATCCTACGCCGACCAGACTGGTCGCGTGCTCGCGCGGCTCCTCTACACGCCGCGCTTCTCCGACGCAGACGACCGGCGCGCGACCGCCCCGAGCGGCTTCCTGTCCGACAGCTTCAAGGTGCGCGCCACAGACCCGCTCGGCAACCGGGTCACGCTCCGCAAGGGCATCGGCTACCAGCTCAACGACGCTGATCGTCCGTCCGACATCTCGACGACGATCCCCAACACGCTGGGGACAAACGACGTCGAGGGTTATAAGCCGCTTGTCCTCTTCGACGACATCGTCATCAACCTGGCCGCTGTCCCCGCCGCCCCGAACAGTCGCATCGACATCATCGAGGTGAAGTACGCGCGCTATCCGACGGATGCGCAGGTGCGCGACATCCTCAACCCTGGTGCCGAGCGCTTCGACCCGACGAACGAAGTCCCCAAGACCCTGTCGTGGGCGCTCGACACACTGACGGGGCAGGTGAACGACCCGAACCCGAGCACGGCCAACATCGGCTACAAGGTCGGCATCCCAGCGCCGGTCCCCGCTGCCCCCGCCACGACCGCTGGTTACATCAAGATCGCTGAAATCCTCGTCCGCAACGTGGTGGACAACCCGGCGGGCACGATCGACGACGACTTTATCAAGGACGTTCGTCCCCTCCTCGGCGAGTTCGGCCTGCTCAACTTCTCGGCGAAGATCGCCGTTCCGACTGGCGCGCTCGCCGCACCGACGGTCACGCACATCAACACGCCGCCGGGGGTCAAGCTAGTGTCGGTCGCCACCGATGTTGTCGGCGCTCGCCACACCGTCTACATCATCGCCGGGAACAACAACGCCGACCTGGCATACGACGTGGACATCGAGCTGTTCAAGCGCATCATCGACCCACCTCGCATGTTCGACGTGACAAAGCGTCTCGCGTCCACGACGATCACGAGCGGAGATCAGACAGCCATCGCAGGTCCGAACGCTTCCCCCGCAGGTATCAAGGTCGCGGTAGGTCAGCCATGCCTCAGACTGGAGCTGTCGGCGCTCGCCTGGGCAGGTGGCGCAGGCAATCCGAGCGAGGCGCCAGCGGACATCGGTTCCACCGTCACGTATCGACTGAGCGGGACGATCGGGAGATAGTACATGCGCAAGACATTCGACCGTGGCTACATCAACCTGCGAGAGCGACCGACCGTCGCCGACTTCAACCTCACGTCTTCCCAGATCGATCAGTCGATCCGCGACTATCTGTTCCATCTGACGAGGAGGCGCGCGTCCATCGCTGACCCGTCGCCTGGACTCCCTGCCGATGGCTTCATCGGCGGCGGCTTCCGTGTCCTGCCGACGTCTCCGCCGAGCAGCACGGTACGCATCACACCCGGCCTGGGGTTCCAAGTTGACGAGACGTCGGAAGGAATCGTCACCAACTTCGAGAGCGTCGGCGGACTCGACGATGTGAGCGCCATCAAGCCCCTGGTACTCACCAAGTTCCAGCAGATCTCGCTCGCGCCTGCGCCTGCGGCAGGCAACACCCGGATCGATATCATCGAGGTGCGCTACACGCGCTACCTGGACGATCCGAGCACGCGAACGATGTTCTCGGAGCCGCAGGACGACTTCATCCCTGCGCTCGTGCGCAAGACGCTGTCGTTCGCCATGGACGATCTGACGGGGCAGGTCAACACTCCCGCAGAGTCGACGACGCCGATCGGCTACAAGGTCGGTGCAGCGGCGATCACCGGGACAGAAGTCCCGCCGCCGACCTCCGCGGGCTACATCAAGATCGCCGAGATCGTCGTGCGCAACGCGGTGGACAACCCGCCCGGCACCGTGGACGGCGACTTCATCACAGACGAACGCGCGCTGATCTACCCTCACGGTCAGGGTGTGGTGTCCGGTCGCATCTCGCTGCGCACTGCCGCCAACGTCAAGCCGACGCTTCTCTCGTTGAGTGCGCCGCCCGGCATCAAGGTGGCGGCGCACGGCGTGGCGCTCAACAGCGGACGTGTCGATCTATACATCCTCGGTGGCGGCATCACCAAGGCTCACCCAACGGTCAAGATCGTTCGCGGCGGCTTCAACATCGCAGACATCCTGGTCGAGCAGGTTGCGCAGATCAGCATCGGACGCATCCTCGACCCGGCGGTTCGCACAATCCTTCAAGATCCTGCGGTGACTGATCCGGTCACGCTGCTCTGCACAAGACAAAACGGGGTCCTTATCCAGTTCTATGCGATGCGGCAGGTTGCCGGCGCAACGTCTGAGACTGGGTTCCCAGACCCGATCGAGTACAGCTTCAACGTGGCGATCGATTAGGAGAGCACGCGATGACCCAAGCCCTCACACAGATCAACGGTGTGACCACGCGAGCGCGCGAAGTTCCGCTCACCTGGCCCGCAACGACAGACGTCCAGCTCAACAACGTCAACAACGGTGGGGAGGTTTCGTACCTCTGGGAGATCGTCTCGAAGCCGGAGGGGAGCGCCGTCGTTCTCGACAACCCGAACATCCAGGCACCGAAGCTTCTCAACGTCGACTACGAGGGCTCTCCTCTCGTGCAGCTCACGGTGAACAAGAACCTCGCCGACGAGAAGGTCACGACGTGCATCCCGTGGACACGCGACGTCAAGACCGGGGAGCGGCGGCCCGCTGCTGGCGAGACGCTCGAAGTGGACGGCGCGAACGGGTGGGCGACTGCGCAGAACCGCTACAACAAGCGCGTGACCGACCTTCAAGCAGACTCCGGTCTGCTTGTCGCAGTGGCAGGGCAGATCGGTCTTCAGACACGTCACGTCCTCATGGTGGACGGCACCACGAAGATCAAGACCGGGCTGCCTGGTGAGGAGACGCTACCAGTCGTTCACCGCGCGTTCGCCAACATCGCTGGCAACATGCAGAACGACCTCTACATCCTCTCGACAGGGGTGGACGGTAGCGCTGCTCCTGCCAACGGAGCGGTGCTCTACGCACGCAAGCACGGGCTGGTACGCAGCATGCCCGGTACAGGCTCCGAGCTGGCCGGAGATCCGGTGTTCGCCAGCGATGCCGGCTCGCCGTCGTGGTTCACGCCAGGCACCATCCCGCGGCAGATCGGCCAGGTGGTCGCGGTGGACATCGTCGGGCTCACCTACGACTTCATGTTCGATGGGCACGCTCTCCTCCGTGACAACGGAGGCATCATCGTCTTCGGCAACACGACGACGCGCAACGACACCACCGAATGCTTCCTCGACCTGGGCACAGAAGACCGCCAGGCGCCTCTAGTCGCCGCCGTCATGGGCGAGTGGTCGCCGCCGTACCCGGTGCGGATCAACAGGCTCAGCATCCGAGCTGGCGTCGGTCCTGTGGACGACAGCCAGGTCTACACCCTCCAGAAGAACGGACTCGATCAGGTCATCGCCGCAACGCTCCTTGCGGGCGGCACAAGCGTCGATGTTATCAACGATCTGAACGCCTTCACCATGCTCCCAAGCGACTCACTCCGCATCGAGTGTGTCGGTGGCGCACTCATCACGACTGGCGCGCTCCGTGTCAAGGCGTTCGTCGGCTACACGAGGGCATGATGATCTTCGACGACGTCATCGGTGTGGTAGAGGTTGGTGGTGTGCGCGGGCTGAACGTCCCGCAGGCTGCGTATCGTACGCTGGCGCTTCGCGTCGGCGAGACGACGACGGTCAAGATGCGGATCGTCCGGTCCAACGGGGTGTGGCAGAGCCTGGCAGGCGGCTCCGTCCTCCTCATGGTGAAGGATCGCCCAGGCAGCTTCGGCGACAAGAAATTCGAGAAGACGGCGACGGTCCTGACGAGCGAGGGAGAGGGGTGGTGCAGCTTCTCCATCACGCCGCTCGACACGAAGCGACTCGAAGAAGAGAACCGTCAGCGGTACTTCTGGGACGTGTGGTTCGTGGACAGCGCCAGCGACCGCTACTGCGTCGTGCCGCTCTCACCGCTGCGGCTGCTTCAGTCGGTGCGGCTGCCCTAGTTGGAGTAGTCCAGGTAGCTGTTCTTCACAGGAGCGTTCTCCGGGTCGCGCTTCGCACGACGCCTCATCCTTCTCACCGTACACTTCTTCGTGAAGCGCTTCCAAGGCCCCGCGCTGTCGTGCGGACTGATCTGCATCTGTTTGCCGTAGCTCATTCACACCTCCGAAGGTTGGCGCCCAGGTGGGCGAGGTTGCCTCGATGTACGAGGACTGCTTCTTGCTCACGGTCCCAAAGCACACGCGCATGCTCGGGCAAGTGCTCTGGTAGCTCTGTGACCAACCCCTCTTGGAACCACGCAGGGTCTGTCACGCCCGTGTTGAGGCAGACCAGATGGTAGCGCGTCAGGCATACGCGCTCGCCGGGTGCGCAGTCGAGCGGTGGATGTGACTTCTGGGTGCGGAGGTAGGCGTCGCGATCGGCGACGTAGGAGCGCTTCACTGTGGCTTGGGGATGCCAGCCTCGGTGAGCTTGGCTTCGATCTTGTCGCCGGTCCCGCGCCCCTTGGCAGCCTCGGCCTGCGCCTTCTTCTTCCGCACGAGGCCGATGGCGCTGAGCAACCCGTCCAGAGCGAGCACGATCATCTCACCCACGCGCGATCCTCCTTCAGCGGACATAGCCCATCCCCAGCATCGTCGCCGTGCTCGTGTGCCGCTCCTCGGCGTGGCCGTCGGGGCTCGGCGGCTTCATGTCGGACGGAGACGCCAGGTCAGGCGCTCGCAGATCGGCGGGCTTGGTCAGGTCAGGCGGCGGCGTCATGTCCACCGCCTGCGGCTTGCCCAGCCAGCCGCAGCTCACCTCCATCGCCGCCTCGGAGCGGTCCGCCGTCTCGACGAGCAGCCTGATCTTGCTGCTGTCGGCGCCCTCCGCCCGCGCGTCGAGCACCGCCTGCGCGTCGTTCTTGGCCTGGCGGATGTTCTCGCCGCAGACCTGAGCGCGCATCTCCCCCTTGTGATCGACGAGACGCTCGGCGTACCAGAGCGCCTTGTCGAGGACGTCGCTCTGGCGGGTCTGACACCCGCGCTGGTTGCATGCCAGCGCGATGATCGCCATCGCGAAGAGCGCCACCACGGGGCGCAACGTTCTGATGTTCATGTCTCAATCCTCCCTTGATTTCTTCTTCAGCTTCAACAGACCCTTGACCTCTATCTGACGTATCCGTTCGCGGGTCAAGTTCGTGATCTCACCAACCTCGTCTAGTGTAACACCACCCCGATCGGCGACATCAAGTGCGCAACTCTGCGGCAGCTCCCACACTTCAAGGTGTGGGTAGTTGAACTTGATGCTTCCAGTCTCGGGGTTGACGTCGAGATAGAGATGGTGGCGGCAGCTCACGAATGCGCAGGGGCGCGTGTCGTTGCTACCGCCGAGCTGGCAGTCCTTGCGTGTGCGCGGACGTGGGGGAAGGTCATCCTCGGCTTCGGTTTCTGAGTGGTCGGACATCTAGACCACTGCAAGGTACGCGATCTGCGCCCGCCGCGTCTAGCCTTGTGCGAGGACTACTTGTCGTAGAAGTCCTGCGCCGACGACGCCAGCACCCTGACCTCGATGAACAGCTCCTGCCTGCCGGACTTGCGTGCGAGCTGCCATCCCTGCGCGCGGAACTCCGCGGCGAGACGATCGAAGACGCGGTACGCCCCCTCCGGCTCATCGACATAGATGGAGCCGTCTTTCTTGAGCTGCGCCCGCCTCTTCTGCATCTCTTTGAGCAGGACGTCTCGCGTCGTGTTGAGGATCTCCGTCTCCTCCTGCGACAGGTCTTCGAACAGCTCTTCTGGCTTGGGTATCTTGCTCATGCCTTCCTGCCTCTCTTCTTCCGCTCCACAGGCTCCAGGTCGTGCTCGGTGCCCAGGCACGTCGCCTTGACACGCTTGGTGAGCTTCTCCGCCGACTGAAGCGCCAGCGGAGCGTTGTGGGCGTGCGACTTGTCCTTGCACTTGGCGAGGATCAGCTTCTCCCCCGCCACGTTCATTTCGTCTTTCACTCTTCCTCCAGTTCTTTAGAGGACGCTCGTCTGTTTATGCCCGCGTTCTGCGCCCACAAGGCAGGTAGGCTACTACAGAACGAAGACCTGACGAGCGCCCTACAAAGAACTGGAAGAGCCTGCGCCGCCCATCCGCTGCTACCTGCCGCGAACTACACGGCGTCGGCCCTGGCGTCTGTCGGCACAAGTCGTCTTCCAGTAAATCAGATCTCAGGCTCCGTGACCCCCCTCTTGATGAAATGGGCCGCCGCACGCGCAGTGAAGGAAGCGGGCTCCGTCGTGTGGACCATCAGAGCAGGCGCCCCGGGATCGCTCTCTGCGTAGAGCGCGCGGAGCATCTGTACCAGACGCGCCGCCCCGAGGTGCCCTGTCGCGGTATGCGACTTTCGCCCCGCATCGTCGAGCAGGGGGATGGCGCAGTCGTTCTTGCCGACGTCGATCGGTCGAGTCGGATCGAACCACAGCACACCATCCTCTGTCTGCTCTGGGCTTGCTCCGCTGTTGTCGGCGACCGACACTCGATGGCTCGGCTCGCTGAGGAACAGCCTGTGCCCTTGCGGCTCCAACCTGCACATGAACTTCCACTTGTACGCCACGGGAAACCTCCTATCGTTCAGGACTACCTCGGATCGTTCAGTCGCTCGGCCTCATCGGCTGGTTCCGTCCCCGGCGGGGCGGATGGGCAGTATGTCGCCCTCGTCTTCGCCTTCAAGCTTCGCGGTGACGATCAGAGGCAGGGTTGAAAGAAGGAAGTGCTCGCATCCTTTATCGGCACCCAGCCTGACCCGCAGAGCGCTACTCCGTTTAACGTCTCGCGGTGCGGGAAGATGTGGCCTGCCAAGCCCTGCACTAGCGGGCGTTCTCACTTTCGACGAATGGGGGGTGAGCCATCGCGTGCCCTATGCACGCGACCGTGCAACACATAAACCGGGGAATTGTGAGGCCCCCAAGCCTTGTTGAATTCTGTTGACCAGCCTGTTTCTCGTTTGCTGCCCATATAGGGGAGTAGGGACCGACCGCAGCCGCTGCGCCACGGTCGGTTGGAGCTGTACAGGTTCCGGGTGACTTGCCTCCATTCTGTCGCGGCCTATCCTATCCGCGTGCAGCGTTGCGAATGGGTCCGGTGGTGCCGGCAGCCGTCAACTGTACGGCCGCCGGGGTCGGACACCATCCTAGTTGTCGAGCACGTAGACGTGCTGAAGCAGCGCGCTACCCTGCTCGACCTGGTCATCGACGGCCCACGGCGACTTCCAGCTATGCTCGTGCATGCGCGTCGCCGCGTTCACCGCGTCCGCCCACGACAGGTAGCCGTAAGGCGAGGCCGCCTTCTCGCGGTAGTGGTTGGACACCAGCCGCGCGATGTAGTCCTTCTTGTCGAGACCGCTCCCCGCAGGCGGCTTGAGGTAGTTCCTCGCGACCAGATCCGCGAAGCCGTCCTCGGGCGAGGCGTAATCCTTGCCGAGGAGCTTCGCCTTCCAGGCGTCGTTCCACTTCTGGATGAAGCCGTCGCTCCTCTTCAGGGCGTCGGCCACCTGCTCGAAGATCCAGCCCTTCAGGTCGCGCCGGTTGTGGGTGGTCTTGCCCAGGTTCTGCACGGCGGTTCCGATGATGATCCAGTTCAGGCACAGGTTGCGCCGCACGCGCATCTGGACCCAGAGGCCGCCGTTCCGCGCGTCGGCGCCGCCGACGACGATCGCCAGCTCGAAGACCTCTCCGGCGACGACGCTCTCACCCTGGCCGATGGTCGAGTGGTAGAGCCAGGTGATCGTCCAGCGCTCGCCGTCGTACTTCGCGCGCCCCTTGGCGCCCTGAAGCTGCATCTCCTTGAGCATGCCGGCGACCTTGTCCACATCCCCGTCCGTGTTGTAGGTCGGGCTGGTGATCGCGAACAGCTCGCGCGCCGCTACCCCCTTCTCCAGGGGGAGCCCCTTCTTCATCCGCGTGCGCAGCTTCATCTTGTGCGGCGGCTGCGCACGCTGTATCCAGTCCGAGACGTCGCGGGCGCGGTGCTCGATCGGCGTCATGTCGTCCGAGAGGTACGACATGGCGCTCGACGGCATGAGCCGCTTGCCCTTGTACTCATAGTTGGCGAGCTGGCCGAACGCCGTCTCGCTCATGAAGAGAGAGGGAGCGTTCGGCTGACCCTTCAGGATGAGCGCCCCATCGTTGCGCATCATCAGGTTGCGGAAGAGCGAGTCGAGCTTGATGTCTCGACGGTCCTCCATGGCGACGCGGGCGATAAGCTGATCGAGAACGTCGTCCACGTTCTCCATCGCGTCAAATGCCTGCTCGCTCTCGCGGTACAGCCCCTGGCCGCTGTCGATCACCTTGGTCCCGAACGGGACCACTGTCTCTGGGAGGGTGAAGCCTGCGGCGAGCGCAAGCTTGGCATCCTCCACGGCGCGAGCGACATCGCTCGCGGCCCCCTGTTCGAACATCATTCGATCCTCCTGCCTTGTGGGTTCGGTGCTGATGTCAGATTGACGCGATGGGGTCTTGCGACCTTCGGCCGGGGCTCGCCATGCCTCTAGATCCGGCTTCCGTCTGACAGCAGCACCCAGCCCACAAGAGCTGGGCGCCTCCTAGAGGCTCACCACCTCCAGGTCGGTGAGTGTCTTCTTCAGCACGAAGAACTGGCTCTCGTTGCCGTCCTCCGGGAACACGGGCACGTACTCTTCTGGTCCGGCGTGGACGAAGGCACTGAAGTCGACGATGTTGATGCGAACGGGCTTGCGACCGCTCCCGGCCTCTTCGAAGTACGCTTTGATGGTCATGGGCTCCTCTGTTGCGGGTTCGGTGCTGCGGTCCTGAGCAGGGAGGGACATCTCCTCCTTCTGTCCTTCCTAGCCGTCACGCCGGAAGTACGATCGCTCAGGGCAAAAAGCCCTCGGGACCGCCAGGCTAATCCAATTTGCTCTCTACCTTCGCAGGTAGCGCATAACATCAGTGCCTGGACAGACGCTCTCTCAGAACCGCAGCACCCAACCCGCAAGTTGGGTTGTACACTGCACGGGAAAACTCGTTGCCATCTAGTAGCGGATCATCGTTCCCTCCTGGTTTCTAGTCTAATCATCCGGTCCGTCAGATCTAACACCTGACGTTCGTTCAGGGCACCATGCCTTTGCTCTCCGCACGGATCTCGATCCGATCGAAGACAGAGGCGTCGGGGTCATCGCGGTAACGTTTGACAGCGTCGTCGCCGCCGTACGCCTTTGCATCCTCCTCCGTCCAGCAGACCACGTCGATCGTAGCGGTGCGCCCTGTCATGGCGATCGACACCGCCAGAAGTTGCGCCTGCTGCGCATCGTTGCAGATGCGCGTACTCCCATTCGGCATGTCGACGTGGTACTCGACCATCAGCGCTCCTTGTTGTTGGGACCGTGGTACTGCGCCGTCGCGACGCGCGTGCCGATAGCCATGTCACCGTGGCGCAGCCGCATGTTGCGGTTGGGCGCACCGTCGCGATCCTCCGTCTGCTTGCGGTACTCCTCGACGGAGTTGCAGTGCCCGACGACAGTGCCGGGTCCAGACGGGTACTTCGGATCATCCAGCTTGACGATCACCATCACCGCCCCCTGTTGAGCAGGCGGTAGGCGAGGCCGAGTAACACGCACGACAGCACGAAGCCGCCGCGCTCAATCCTGTTGATCAGGGACATGGAATCCTCCTCGAATCGACTCAGCCAGCGAAGCATACCTCACGGGCTGAGTCCAGCCGAGGGCCGGACGTTCGTTCAGTAGAACGAACCTGCTTCGGGCAAGGTTCGCGCCACGTTCTTGCCTTCGATCGTCGCCATGGACGATCCGGCACGGTTTCGCGTGAGCAACTTCTTGCTCACGAGGGACACGATCGCCGCTTCCAGCCGCGCCGGATTGAGGCCATTCCGTACATAGCTCGCTGGGCGGGCCGCAGAGGTGAGTTGCTTGTGAGCAAGCAACACCATCCGCTCATCCCGCGTCAGCTCCATCTGCGGCTTGTCGAGCAAGCCTTGCGGTACGAAGGTCGAGCCGGGCGCCGCGGTGAAGGTCACGTACTGCCGGTTGCCGCTGTAGTGCCGCTCGACGATGAGCATGTTCTTGGGTAAGTCCTCGGTGAACCAGCGACCGTTGTCCCAGGGAGACAGCGCTGTCAACTCGACGACGTCCAGGCCGCCTTCCGGTCGCTGGCGGAGGATCTTGACCTCCTTCTTGGTTCCTTCAGACCAGCACAGCTCGTACGATCGGACCTCGTACATGGTCCGCGTGTCGAACTCGAAGCGCTTCCCGGTGAAGTCTGGGAAGGCAAGCCGTGCCATCGGCACAGCCTGCTCCGACGAGAGCGTGAGGCGCGTCACGACGTCACCCACCAGTCCGCACACTCGACGAAGTAGATCGCCGGAGCGATGTACCTGCGGGCGATGCTGAGCGATCCGTCAGGCAGACGGCGACGCTTGATGATCTCGATCTCCATTGAGACCTCCTCTCGGGTAGTGAGGTGAGCGGCCACCTTTCGGTGGCAGCGCTCGCCTCAGAATCCGAGAAAGACTAGACGCCTTTGTCTAGGCGATCCTTGCTGATGTCAGGCAGATCGCCGCCGATACCTAGCAGGCAACGAATGTGTAGCATCATCATCAAATTGTCCTCATGCGCGGCAACGTCACACGCACGATCTGAAGTGCTTTCTTCGATCGGCGCCGCGATCGGTGCGGAGCGCTCGATCATGCGCGGAGCGCTCGGACGCCGCGCCACCGATCGCGCTTGACGCATGTTCTCCGCATGCGTCCGATCGTTGCGTGCGAAGGTCCGATCGATCATGCTGGCACTGCGCGGCGCGATCGTAGGCTCGCGGCGCTTGCGATCGGACATGATCACAGCGGCGCACATACTGCCGATCCAATCGAATGCGCGCGGCGCCTGTTTCGTTTCCGTCGTTTCCATCTCACTCCGTCCTTTCACCACCTAGTCTAGTCACGCTTCACCGGATTCCAACACTGAACAACAAACTATTTTGTTCAGTGCTGCTTTTCCTGTCCTACATCAGCACACATTGGATGGTTGGACCATTGAGCCATCCGATAACCACCTATCCAACCATCCAATAACCTACAGGTAGGATATCCTACCATCCAATGGTCAGATATCGGATGGTTGGACCAATTGCCTACTCTCCTGTAGCCTGTGGATAACTTGAAGCCTGTATAGGTGTACCAGGTAGACGCCGATCGCTTGTCCTAGCTCATCCTGCGTTGAAATGGAGCTAGTCTAGAGGCTGATACCAGGTAGGACAGGAAAAGCAGCACTGAACAAAATAGTTGTTTGTTCAGTGTTGGAATCCTGTGAAGCGTGACTAGACTAGGTGGTGAAAGGACGGAGTGAGAGATGGAAACTAAACGGATAATTGTTGTCAATCCTTCGGAGTCTGCTCTGATCGTTGCAATTCGCCGCGCGCGGCGAATGAATGCCGCGCATGTCGCGATCGTTTTGCGTGACGATCGCGACATGCTACAGGTAGCGCCAGCGGATTGGCGTTGATCCACGCTGTAGCGCTCCGCGGAGCGCTACAGGCTATCGATCGGCGCATAGGTGCACTGAAATGAGCATGCGAGCGCTAGCGTGTTGACGCTGCGTATCTGTGCGCCGATCGATAGGAGGATCGCACTATGAAGCGTGACAAGCCGGACGCGATCGATCCGATTGCGGCGAAGGTGCTCGCCAGTGTGCGCGGTGCTTTCGTGGTCGGACCTAAGACGGTGGTCAAGGCGCCTATGCGCGATGCGCGCAAGGTGTCCTCGCCGAGTTTCCAGCGCAAGCGTGTGCGCAGTCTCGGATAGGAGGATCAAGAGATGGCAAACGGAGACAAGCGCGACCGAATGGCGCGCAAGGCAAGCAAGCGCGCGGCGCATGGTCGCATTCGGACCATGTTGCGCGCCATGCTGCGCAGCGGCATCGACTGTGATCCGATCCATCGGATCGGTATGCCGGATCTGATCTTGTGCCGGAAGCTTCCGGCAGCGGAGCTGGCGCGTCGCTACGGTGGCAAGCCGGACCCGGATCGCTACTACCTCAATCCGTCGGCGTGACGGCGAGCGGTAGGCGCTCCTGCCTACCGCTCAGCAGAGGAGCACCCGGTACTTCTGCGTCATGGACGCGCAGGAGCACAGAGACATCCGGTCGTGGAGCTGGTCGCCCACGCTCTTCTTCTGAGCAGTAGATAGGAGGTCCAATGTCGGACAAGCTGTACATGCCCGAGAAGCGAAGTTTCCACGACTTCTTCTCGCGCTTCGAGAAGTACCCGAGCGGTCACAATCCGAAGATGCCGTTCGCCTCGCCGAAGTCGAAAGGCGGGATGCAGATCGGTCCGTACTGCATCGTGACGGACTGCCGTGTCTCGCCAAGCAAGCGGCTGGCGAGTCTCGCGGTTTACCCGAGCGGCGATCTGATCGCGTTCGTCAACGCGAACATGATCACCATCGACCGTGATCACTTGCACTTCGAAGTGATCATCTTCGACCACTTCGCACGGGTCATCATCAAGCACGGCCAGATCATCGGCTCTCGGTGGCTGTCCGAGATCGACCCGTCCACCATTCCGCTCGTCGCCTGACGGAGCACCGTGGAGCCTCACCGCTCCACGGTGCGCGTGAGTTGATGATAGGAGGGAGCAATGCTCCGAAGAGGCAATTACGAGCTGGCGCACATGTGCCAGTCGCTCGGATACGATGATACCGAGCAAGAGATTCTGGAGAACCCAGGCAAGCGTGTCATGGCGTATCGCCTGAGCGCCGATCAGAAGGCGATGCGGGTCTCGCACAACTACGAGTTCCTGATCTACTCGCCGCGTAGCGCTGCTCTGAGCTGGACCGCCTTCGAGACACCCGAGGCGTTCGCGGTGTGGCTTATGGCATATGGTATCGTCTGCGACCCGGAGGTGCCGGGCTCCGGCACCATGTTCGAGCTGATTCTACCGCTCGACATGAGCAAGGCGCAGTCGCTCATCGACGATGGGAGGCTGGAGTCACCACCGAAATCCGGGTGCTCGCCGATGTACCCTGGCGACAAGCTGCGTCTCACCATGCAGCCGACGCGCTACGAGATCACGACGGCGCAAGCGCGAGCGGAGGACCCGAACGGCAACCTGCACCATGGTCGCGCAGAGCGCATTCTACACGCGCTCGGCTACCGCCCGAACGGTGAGCCGTCGAAGGACGAGACGACCTGGAGGAAGCCTTGACGAAAGAGACACGCGCCAAGATCTGGAAGCTCCCGCGTGAGCGCTGCGTCGAGCTGCTCGAAAGAGTCGGTATCCAGTGCTACGACAGCGAGACAACACAGACCCTGCGTGAAGCTGTGCGCGTCAATGTAGAGGACGGTACGATTGAAGAATCGTACCTGGAGGACTGATGCCCAAGAAGTTCACCGTGCAAGCTGGACGGCAGATCTACCTCGACGATCGCCCGTTCATCTCGATTGGTCGAGAGGGTGCAACACATCCAGCAGACGCTGACACCATGTGTCGGTCGCTGTGCGAGATGCTCAACCGATCGCGAGACCCGGAGGTCAAAAAGATCGTCGCAGCGGCGCGCACCTGATCTTCCATCCTTCATCCCTGCCGCGCGAGTCTTTCGACTCGCCGTCAGTCATGAACGATAGGAGGAGCCGATGATCTTGGCTCGATTGTTTGGACGAACGTTGTACGTGGGTCGTGATCGGATGGATTGCCCGTTCATCTCGCTGGCGCGGACTGCTCTGCACCCGGATTGCGTGTGCGGACCCGAGCTGCGCATGACATGGCAGGATCAGTCGTACTTCCAGATCTGGCGTTGGGGCACGAGCTTCCACCGTCTGACTGTGGAGTACATCTGATGGCCTCGGTAGCTGAGCTGCTAGGTCACAAGAAGGGGTGGACTTGTCCTGACTGCGGAACGCATTCGCCGCAGTCGTTCCAGTCTGACACCTCTGAATCGACCCACACGCCAGAGTGTCGGCATTCTCAACCAGGCTTCGCGGGTTCGAAGAATCCCAAGCCTGGTTGGGGACTCCAACGCAGTGGACCGCGTACGAAGCGCGGCCCCTATCCCAACTCGATAGGAGGACCATCATGGTCAACGAAGAGACACGCATCAAGCCCAACGATACACTCGTGCAACTGCGTTCCGCGCTGCGCAAGTACATGCTCATCGGCATGAACGGCGACGCGACACCGGGCCGCGACTCGTGGCGCGACGACTTCGACTTCGTCGTCCACTTCAAGCTGTCCGGCGGTGGGACCTTCAACCTGCCCATGAAGGGCATCGTCCGCAACGGCTACACTGACGCAGCCGACGTGCTACCCGCGAAGCTGGTCAAGGTCCAGAGCGGCAACGACTTCTGGGCGCCGCCGTACCACCATTACACGGAGGCGTACCGCCCCCTCAAGGGGTACTGGCACCTCGGCTCTTGCGAGCAACCACGCATACGCTCCGCGATCGAGGGTCTGCCCTCGGATGCCTCCCTGAGCTGGGAGGTCTACTTGGATGCCGGCAACGCGCCCATCCACGTCGAGAAGAAGAATCACATCGACTATCTCATCCTGCACGCGAAGTGGAAGCGGGGCGAGAAGGAGATCGAGCGCGAGTTCCTCATCGACGTATGGTGCGGCGCTCACAACTGCGCTCGCTTCGGCAAGGGAGGCTGATCGCGATGGGTCGCAAGAGGAAAGGCATCGACATCAAGTCCGACAACCTCGGCCTGACTTTCCAGTGGCTGACCCGCAACAAGATGGGTCCGCACTTCGGAGACGGCTCGATCGCCATCGGCCCCTACCAGTGCCTTCAGTGCCACGCGATCGACGTGATCGTGGAGCGCGCGGAGACTGCCGGGTATACCGGCGGCGTCATCAACGTCTGCGTGCGCAACGGCATGGTCTGCGCTCTTCCGCCGGGACCACCCATCGAGCTGATCTCCTGCGACGCTGTTCGCCAGGAAGCTTCGAAGCGAAGCCCATGAGTGGACACCGCATCGGCTGGCTCGATTCGTGCCGCATGCCGTCTCGCGTGCATCGCACCCTTGACGGTGGCACCACGACGGTCTGCAAGTACAGGCTGGAGCCTCTCTCCCCTGCGGAGAAGCTCTCCGCCTTGCTCGATTCGAAGACGATGCCGGACCCGCGCAATACGTGGACGCCGTCGCGCGTTCCGACGAGTGACAGGGGCCAGAAGCGCTTCTGCAAGGTCTGCTTCAAGGAGGCGAAGCACAAGGTTCCCTGGCTTCCAGGTCTGCCGGAGTTTTCGGCGTAGTCAGATGTAGGCTCGCTCACTGAACGCACGTCCCCTCTTGCTGTGGCGGCCTGCCACAGATACGATGTGAGCGTGACGATTTTGCCCTTGCGCTTGCACAGCCTGTGTTTAGGGCACACGTTTCTCTGGGGGACAGAGGGAGGTTCATGATGTTCAGCGACTTCACCGAGGAGGCGACGGTTCCCGGCGGTTCCAGATCGGGCCGTACACGCATCGCACCATCGCAACAGTCCTCTTCCTACGTCGAGGAGAAGACGGACCCCGGAGGGGGATGTCTCGCGCCGACGACGCCCATGGATCGCGTGGAGGCGCTGTCGAGGCGCCCCATCGAAGAGCTGATCCTGGGCATCCAGACAGGCGATCTGTTCTACGTCTATGGCGATCCGCAGCGTGCAGATGACTGCAACGCCATCATCGTCAGGGGCAACCGCTGGTCGTGGCTCTCGCTCGATGAGCGCACCGGAGAGCGCCTTGTCATGGGCGAGTGGCACCCCTTCACCGCAACACTTCGAAGTGCGGTCAATCGCGAGTGGCGCCTGGTCGCCACAGCGATTGTCACGACTCCGCCCACCTAGCATCGTCTGACATCGTTCTCCTGAACGAACGTCCGGTGTTAGAAACCTGGGCGCTCGTTGTTAGACTACAAGCAGGAGGACGGCATGGCAGAGAAGAAGCCGCGTGCGGCTGCACAGCCCACGCGCAGTCTCCAGATTACGCTTGGGGGTACGTTCCCGACGGTTCAGTTCGGCAACCGCCGTGCTGAATTCGCTGTCGGTCTGAACGCTGTCCCCCTTGATCAGTACGAGGACACGTTCTACCGCCTCTACGATGAGCTGCGTGTGCGTGTTGACTACGCAGGGTGGTTCTCGCAGAAGAACGGTCGTTTGCCGACCGCGCGAGAGCTGCGCGCTGGAATTGCCAGTCTGAGCCAGCCCGTGGTGCAGACTGACGACGATGACGACGAGTAAACGTTCCAACGGAGGATATGAAGAATGGGTTCGGAGCAACTGAAGAAGGCAGGCGCGGCTGGTCGAGGAGACTTCGCGCGGTTCAAGCCCGAGGATCTCCTCACCGTGGCTGATCTCGGTCACACGCTGCACACCCCGCTGCGCAGCATGCGCTACCGGCTCGAAGATCCGCAGATGATCGAGCTGATCAATGACATCGAGAAGCAGGGTGTGCTTCAGCTCATCACCGTTCGCCTTCGCCAGGCCAACGGGGAGTGGCTGAAGGAGACGGCGTTCGGCAATCGGCGCGTCATCGCCTGCCGCGAGGTCAACAAGCGACGCGCGGAGCGCAATGAGCCCCCGATCACCATCGGCGTGCTCATGGAGCAGCGCATGAGCGACGCGGAGCTGCGCGACAAGTACATCTCCGAGAATGAGGTCCGCAAGGGCAACGATGCCATGACGCGGATCACGACGGCGTACGACATGCTCAACCTCGGCGTCACCGAGGAGGACGTGCTGAAGAAGTTCCCCAACTTCTTCCGCAACCCTGGCGAGCTGCGCCGCGCCGTGTCGCCGAACGGCATCCTGGCCTCGTCGCCCGCGGTGCAAGAGGCTGTCGCCAAGGAGGTGCTCATCCTCCCCGACGCCATCCTGCTGTGCAAGCGCTTCCCCGACCACGAGGCGCAGGCCGCCGTCATCGAGACGTACCTGTCGGCAGAGGACGACAAGGGCCGCAAGGCGGCCCTCCGCGGCGAGACGCCCGAAGACGAGGTCGAGAAGGCCCCGCGCGTCACCTGGGAGCGCATGACGGTCATTGAGCGCGACAAGCTCATTGCGCTGGTCGATGGTGCGCTGTCCTCGCAGATCATGCCCATCAAGGACCCCGCCGAGCGTGCCCAGTACATGAGCATCAAGCACAAGCTGGAGAAGCTCCCCACGAAGAAGGACAAGGCGCCGGAGCCTGCGGCGTCATGATCGTCTACTGGATCAGCTATACGGTGTGGGTCATCGCCACCCTGGCAGCGCTCGACGCGCGCATGCCGGTGTGGTGGTGGCCCATCGCCATCTTCTTCGCTGGCGCTGCCGTCGCAAAGATCGCGGCGCTCAGCCCCTCCACCTCTGATCGGGAGCGTCGGCCGCTCGATGCGGTGCGCGGTCTTCTGGGCCTCCTGTGGTTCGGCATCTTCCTGTGGGCAGGATTCGCAGACTTGTGGCACCTGCTCATCGTCGTGCGCCTGCTTCAGGCGCTGACGGTTTCCTGCTACGCGCTGGCGGTGGCGAGGGAGCTGTGATGGCTGATAAGAACAAGCACGCCGGGCACTACGCCAAGTACGGCATCATCAGTGATAGCGTGCTTCCAGACGATGTACGTGACGAGGTGCTGGAGAGATTCAGCAACGACTCTGGGCGCATTTTCAACCCGGAATACAACCCGAAGTTCAAGGCGTGGTTGGAGAAAGAAGAGATGCCCGTCGAATGTTACATCGTCTGGTGCAGTTGGTAGCTAGTCGTCCTCGTCGTCGTCCTTCTTCAGGCTGATGCCGAGCGCCTTGAGGAGCTGCCATCCGGGGATGTAGGTGTCATCCTCCGGCTTCCTGCCGAGCCGCTTCATCAGCGTTTCGAACTCGGCGCTGCCCTTGCAGACGATGGTGATCTGGCTCGACTCCTCCGTCTCGCGCTTGCGGTCGTTCACCTTGTGCTGCTTGCGCAGATCCTTCATCTGCCCGATCGCTTCCAGGTCAGCGACTGCCTTCTCTGCTGCACCTGTCTCGATGCCCACGTCGAACAGGATGGGTGTCACGCCGAGCTGCTGAAGGTCGAACGCTTCGAAGCCAGCGGCAGCAGGCTCGATGCCCTGCGCCTTCCAGCTCAGCATGATCTCCGACAGGCCGTCCGCCTGGTACTGCCCCTGAAGCGCGCTGTTGTTGTCCGCCACCGAGATGCGCTCCTCTTCCGTCTCGTCCACGTCGATGACGAGCACGGTCAGGGAGTAGTTGTCCGTCTCGGCGAGTGCATCGAGCTGTTCCAGCCGCTGATGACCGGCGACGAGGTTGCCGGTGCGCTTGTTCCACAGGGGGGGACGGAACAAGCCGCGCTTGATGCTGTCCCGCAGTCGTTCCTTCACGAAGTCGTTCATGTAGCGCACCTTGTCGTTGTAGGGCGCGCTCTTCAGTTCCGTGCGGTTCATCTGCGTGGGGACGAAGATCTCGTACTTGATCGGCGGCGCGAGCCCACCCTCCGCCACCTTCTCGACGGTGGGCTTGGCTGCGCGCTTGCGTCGCGTCTTCTTGCCCTCCTTCTTGTCGAGAGCATCTTCCAGACCTGCCGCGCTGCTCGTCTGTTCCTGATTGTCGCTCATGGGTGGTGATTGTACACTTCTTGGCCTGGAGGTATAGATGGGCCGTATCAAGCACGCGGCATATTCAGACGACGTCAAGCACGCGGCCATCAAGCTCGCCAGGCAGGGTGAGTTGGATGAAGCGATAGCCACCAAGCTCGGCATCAACTCGTCGGAAACGGTGGCGATTTGGCGGCGCTCTGTCGGCATCAAGCGCAAGCCGGGTGTCGGCAACAAGATCGACTTCACCAACAAACGGTGGATCGCTGCTTCGTACGTGCGTGATTATGGGATGCCGCGTTGGAAGGCAGCGAAGCTGGTCGAGCTGAAGGAGCCCACCGTCACGAACGCGATCCGCAAGGCGAGAGAAGAGGGCATTGACTTCCCGAAGGCACCGCCGCCACCAGGCGTGTCTCAGACAGACGAGACGGACGGCGTCGCTTCCTGATCGAGTCCGCGCGCCGCGACGTGAGCGTGCGCGTGCGGGAACACTTCGAGCACGCGCCAGTAGTCGGCTCGCGCGTGAGCCCACAGCCACAGCATGCACTTCTCCGAGAGGTCGAGGCCACCCTGGTTCGCCTTGCCGAGCTGCGCGGGCGGCGGGATGTTGCGGTACTGGTTGAAGGAGAGCACATCCTTCGTGCTCCACTCCGCGATGGGGTAGGCGCGGAAGTTCTTCTTGTCGAGGCCGATGACGCCGCTGGAGTAGCCACCGCGCCAGGGGTTGTTGCGCCCGCTCCCGGTCGCCATGGAGGAGAGCCAGGCGCGACGGTCGAGGCTGTCCGACTGGCGGTGTCCGCTGCACACCCAGATCCGGTGCGGGTCGATCTTGATGTCGTCTTTGCTGAAGGACGGAATCCGCTTGTAGCGCTTCCCCTTCCCCTTGCAGGAGAAGCACTTCATCCTGCCGCCAGGTAGCAACAGCTCCTGCGGGATGAGGTGCTCGAAGCCGCGCACCTCTGCTGTGCATCGCCCCTCGCACGTTGGGCACTCCCCATCTTCCACGAAGCGCCAGAAGTTCTCCGGCTTGATGCCAGAGAGGTCGGCCGCCATGGTCATGCGCGCCGCCCACTCGATGTCGCCCTCCTGCACGTTCACCGTGTCCAGCGTGTTTAGCGTGATTTCCCGCATGAATCCCACCTTGAGTGCACGGCTCAGGATGGGAGAGGGGAAGCTGTACAGGTGCGGCACGTTGAAGCGCCGCCGCAGGAAGTGAATGGGCTTCTCGATACACTCGATGTTCTCGACGAGGTACTTGTAGAAGAAGCGCATCGTGCCGGGCGTCTTCGGATGCGCCGCATTCCATCGCTGCAACGCCTCTCCGCAGAGCTGTGCGGTGGCATTCGCGTCCTTGCCACCCGACTGGCTCACCAGGAAGAGCGGTGGACCGTCTGACAGCTCGACCACCTTGGCGAGGAGCGCTTCAGCGACTGGTATGGGGTTGGTCTTCACATCTTCTCCTTGAGGAGGAACCATTGCCATTCACCACTCTTACACGCCCACACGATTTTCTCCCCCTTGCTTGCGGCGTCTTTCATCACCTCTGTGAATTCGAGCAGTGTGCCATCTTTTGTTTTTGCCAGTTGTTCTCTCATCTTGAGACGTTGTTCTGCTGGCAGATGTAGGCAGTTGGTGTAGTGATCCATGATCAAGCGGGCGTCTATTTCCTGTATGGAAGTGCCGCATCCTCCATTGCACACCCAACTCATGGCGTGAACCTCGCGTCGTCTCGTAGCATCTCCAGCATCTTCTCATTCACGACCACCTGGAATCGAACGCCGGGCGCAGCCGGGTGCAACTCGGTGCGTCGAGCGATGCTCTTGGCAAGCCGATTCGGTGGTGGATCGATGTACCGCTCCGCGGCGGCGTTACCGAGCCCGAGCAGAACGAACGCCGGATGGTGGTTGATCAGCCGAGCGTTGATGTACACGTCGCACGGTGGGTCGTCTCCGTATACTCCGACCTTCGGCAGCTCCTGCTCCAGATCATCCTTTGGCGGGCGCATGCACAACTCCAGCGGTGGTAGACCTGATCTTGCTCCCGTCAGCAGGCGGGCGCACATCGACGAAGACGTGGCTCTCCTCTCCGACCCACTCCAGGTTGCTCACCGCCTCGATGACCCGAACGATGGATTGTACGGGCTCCGGTAGGTTGTCGATCTCGCACCAGCTCCATCCTTCCGGTAGCGCCTCGGTGACGTCACCGACGCACTCGCCGAGGTCAGGGAAGTCGGAGACGATGGGATCGCCGCGCAGCTCACTGTACTCCAGCGCCAGCTCCGCGACTTTCACGCTGTGGGGGATCTTGCCTTTGTGGAGGAGGACGCCGTGGATGGAGCGAACGATCATGCTCGCAGCATACGCGGAGCCCATGAAAGAAAAAAGGCCCCCGCCGGAGCGAGAGCCTTGCCATGACGAAGAGAGGTGGTCGGCTCAGCCATTTTTCCCGAGGACGACGGTGCCCTTGCGCTGGCCGCGGGAGACGATGCGCGCCATCGTCTTGTTGCCCGTCTTGACCTGCTTGAGGCCCGGCGTGCCGTAGGCCGCCTTGTTGCCCGCGCTCATGTTGCGCTGCTTCGCGCGGGCCGCGCCCATCGCCGCCTGCCCGAGGCCAGCGAAGAAGCCGCCGTACTTCTTGGTGCCGCGCTTGCCGAGGATGCCGGCGTTCGGCCCCTTGCTGTTCGCCAGGCCCTTGAGGCCCATCGCCTGTCCGGCGGGAGTGCGTGCCATGATGTTCTCTCCTTCGAGTCTGATGGCCCGATGGTCGGACCAATTGATAGACCCATCCTATGGCGTCTTGCCACCGCCCGCAAGAAAAAGTAGAGTGGCCGCATGCCACCGACGACAAAAATCACTCCCGAGTCCTGCCAGAGCTGCGGCGCCTGCTGCGGCAACCACGATCCGTCCGTCCCCGAGTGGGCAGGACCGCTCACGCCGCTCGACTACGCACGCCTGCCGCAGGAGCTGCGCGGACAGCTTCTGACCATCGGCGATGGAGACCTGGCGGGGCTCTACATGCCGAACATCGACGCCGAGGACGGCGGACGCTGCTCGCAGCTCAAGGGGACGATGGGAGAGCAGGTGACGTGTTCGATCTACGAGCAGCGCCCCGAGGCGTGTCGGAGCTTCGAGCCCGGGAGCGAGGCGTGCCGAGATGCGCGTGTGCTGCGGGGGGTGGATGCGTTGCATCCACTCGCACAGCTCGTGCGCGAGCGGAGAGCGCGACTAGGGCTCTGAGTTGCGTGTCGCCGCCCGGTACGCGAGGTACCGCATGAACGCGCCGTGCGCGAGGATGAGGGCGGCGATGATGACGGCAGCAGTCGGCCAGTTCAGCATCACCGCACCTTCACCGCGTGCTCAGAGATGCGGTCCATGACGAAGTAGATCGCATCGTCGACCTTCCGCGTCCCCATCGCGTTGAACCGGAAGTGCTCGCAGAACTTGTGCGCGATCTCGTCGTTGCTGCGGATGACGGTGGTCGCCCGCTGCGCTCCCTGGCGCGCTGCCTCATCGAGCACGCACCGCATGAGGCGCGTGCCGATGCCTTCCCTGCGCCGCTCCGGGGTGACGACGAGACGCTCGATCTCGGTGGCGCCAAAGATCTGAGCGACGCAGAAGCCCACGATCTCGTCAGCGGGCTCGTTGTGTAGAACCAGACGCTGCTTGGCGACGTACAGATGGAGGTTGGGGTTCTGCTCCAGCAGACCCCAGTCGCCCAGCGTGAGCGCGTTGTCCGGGTGGGCGCTCTCGTCGATCTCCTGAAGCGCGCTCAGGATGTCGTACGGGACGGTGCCGGCGTGGTGGTCGATCTCGATGTCGGTCGGCTTGTCGGTGTTCGTCATGGTTCCCCTCTTGTACTACGAAGGCGGAGCGCCTGTCATCTGGCTTCTACGCGCCGCTACTCCCGTAGCCCTTCTCTCCGCGCGCCGTCTGCGCGCCGAACTCCTGCACCTCCTCGAAGCACGCCGTCTCGACGCGCTTGAAGAGGATCTGTGCGATGCGATCCCCGACAGCGATGTTCTGCACCTCGCCAGAGAGGTTGACCAGGCAGACATGGATCTCGCCCTGATAGCCGGAGTCGATGACGCCTGCCAGGACGTGAAGTCCGCGCTTCGTCGCGTTACCACTCCGATCGAGGATGTGCCCGTAGTAGCCAGAAGGGATGGCGAGCTTGATGCCGGTCGGGAGTAGCACCCGCTTGCCTGGATAGATGCGCTGCACCTGATCAGAGTGCATCGTGTTCACCTTCCAGCAGTCGCCCAGCATGGTGTGCGTCTTGTCGTAGCTGGCCTGGTCCGCGATCTTGCCCTCGTGTGGAGCAGGCCAGAACGACAGATCGTAGCCCGCGTCGCTCGCATGCGCTCGATGCGGGAGCGGCTTGCTGCGCATGTTGACAACCTGGATGCGCAGGCCAGTCGTCGTCTCCGGCTCTTCGAATCGGAAGCTGAAGGGGATCTCCTTCGGCGGTTGGATCTCCTTCGGCTTGTCAAGGTCGAAGATCTTCTGGAGCCTCATGGCGAGCGCCGGGTTGCCGCTGACCTTGAGCTTGCCCTGCATGAACAGGAGCATACCCATGGCTGGGTTGTTCAGCATGTTCATGAAATCAGCGTGGTGAACACTGATTGTCACGTCGCCTGGCGGGGCGTCCACGTTCCATGTGGCGACAGTCGCGCGATTGAGGTCAACGAGCCAGTGCCCGCCGCCTTCTCCACCGACGATGAATTCGTACTGACTGCCGATCTCGCGCGCTCTGTCTGGGTTCTTTGACAGGCTGTCTGCGAGCATGTCGAACAGCTCTCGCGCGGATTTGATGTTCTGTGCCATGTACTTCCTCCGTAGTGGAGAAGACGGGAGTCGAACCCGCAACCTTCGGCTTGCAAAGCCGCTGCTCTACCAGTTGAGCTACAACCCCAGGTGGACGGAAGCCTGGCACTCGCCAGGCTTCATGGTGTGGAGCGCGCCTCGCGGTGAACTTCGCGCCCCTCACCACCTTGGATAAGCGTCCGTAGACGCTAGAACAGTTTGGCGAGCTTGGAGAGCTTCATCGCCATCATGGGGTCGCCGGAGATCTTGACGCGCCCCTGCATGAAGAGCGACATGGCCGAAGCGCCGCCGCCCGTCACCAGATCCATGAAGTGCTGGTGCGACAGCTCGACGGTGCAGTTGGCGTGCGGGTGCTTCCCCTTCTCGACGCGCGGCGTGGTGCCGAGGAACATCGTCCAGGTGCCGCCGCCTTCATCGGAGACGACGAAGCTGTAGACGAGGTTGCCGAACTCCTCCGCCTTCTCCGGCGCCTGGTGGAAGCGGAGGGGGAGCAGCTCGTCGAACAGGTGCTGTGCGCTCTTCGGCTTGGTGCCGGGCGGGTTCATCCGCGCCAGGCCAGCCCAGCGGTCCTCCGCCGCCTCCTTCTCCAGCGCTGCCCTGATCTCGGGGTGGTCGTGCCCGCTGACGCCAGGGATCGTCTCCATCGCTTCCTGGGTGGGCAGGAAGTCGCGCGCCTGCTTCGCCAGCACCGCATCCTCGAAGGAGATGGGCGGCGGACCCTCGTCGCCACCGAGCTTCTCGATCTTGTGCGCCTGCGCCACCTGGCCCATCGCCTCGCCGAAGTTGTGGATGGTCTTGCGCTCCTCCATAGAGAGCGGCTTCCCGTCCTTGCCCTTGACGTCGTCCGTGTTGATGCTCTGGATGGTCTTCTCGTTGTCGCTCATGTGCTCCCTCTGTTGTTGAACCACGCTTCCGTGGTTGATATTAGCTCGGTGTGCTGCTGGTCATAGCCGCCAGCCCCTCTTCGATGAGCAGACGCGCTCGCTTGCAGAGCAGCAGCGCATCTTCCAGTTCTTTGATGGCTCGCTCGCACTTGTCACCCACGGTGATCATGGAGACACGGAAATCGCTCACGTCGATCTTCATGCCCGTGCGCTTCAGTGACTTGTACCGCTTGATGTTGGCGTCGATGTTTTCGACCAGCTCTTCCTGCTGTTTCATCCACTCCCCGAGCAACATCTGCTGTGCGCTGTCTTCTTTCTCCATGCCGCTTATCCTAACAACGCTCCCTTGCTTTTCTAACACCTGACGTTTGCTCAGTGTCCACCATCTGAACAAACATTCGCTCTTCCATCCACGCTGTCGACTTGTCATGCTGTCCTGCATGAGCAGAGACAACCCACAGTCGCGCAAGTCGTTCTACTTCCCGCAAGACATCATCGAGGAGCTGCTGAAGGAGGCGAAGCGTCTCGACCGTTCTCCCTCCTGGCTCCTCCAGTACGCATGGAAGCTAGCCAAGAAGTCCATCGCCGCTCTCCCCTCCATGAATGACGAGAAGGTGAAGCCGTGAGGAGGACTTGCGCCGCGCACAGCCTGCACGGGACGACGGACCCCGCGTGCGTCGGGTGCCAGATCGACGCCGCGCAGCAGGCCCCCGTGCTGGGGGCCGATCGTCCCTATTTGGTTACGGAGCGAGGCGGCATGATGGGGCCGCCCGCCGCTCCGCTCCTGCTCGCAGCCCTCGCTGCGCAGCAGGCATCCGGCCCCGCCGCACCTCCGGCCCCGCTCCCCGTGGATCCCCTGCGAGAGGCGGCGCAGCGGGTGGTGTCCGCTGTCCGCTGCGCCTCGCCGTGGTCATGCCCGCAGGCGGTGCAGTGCCCGGCGGGTACTTGCAAGCTCGCGAAGGAGGGGTGACATGGGCGCCAAGCGAATTCCCATCCAAGCAGCGAAGGACATCGCCACAAAGTACGGTCAGAGCCAGGTCATTATCGTCACCTGGGATGGTGCCACGGGGAACACGCACGTCGTCACCTACGGCGCGACCGTGGCCGACCGCGAACAGGCAGCCAAGGGCGGCAACCTCGTCAAGCGCACCCTCGGCTGGCCCGAAAGCCTGTGCAACGCCATACCCGCCCGCTCTGCCCTGAGCACCGCACCGCTCCCCGTGGTGCAGAGCGACAGATGGAAGAAGGGTAGATTCTTGCACACCCTTCAGCTCGGTCGCTTCCACATCGAAGTCCTCGATGAGAACTACACCACAGAGGAGCACCCGAACGGCGTCTTCCGCTGGCAGCTATGGATCGAGCAGCAGAGCACGATCCCCTCTCGCGCTCCCACACGCTACGGACTGGACACCGGCAAGTCCGGCTCCCTCATCGAAGCGCAACAGGAGGGGATGAAGGCGTTCGCCGCCATCTGGGATGGCATAGCGAAGGATCTCACAGCGTAATTTCGCTACGCCACTACACGAGTTTTCGAAGCCTTGAACCAGATCGGCCGCAAAATGCTCTCGTCGAGAGAAGGAATGGCCCTCTTTGGCACCTGGCAACAGACCGTAACGATTCAGCTTCTCGACGCTTGGCTACCTTTGGCCCTCCTGCTCAAGTAGGATGAATGGATGGCAGACGACACCACCGAAGGACCGCTCCACACCCAGAAGAAGAGCGGCCCGGGTCGCAGGGGTCGAGATCCACGAAACCCCGTCGGTAGAGGCACACCGAAGTTCGTCGATCCATGGGCGCACTTCCGCGACGACCAGCTCCCCCCGAGCGCTCTTCAGGACAAAAAGTACCTGGCACGGCGCAACGCTCACCGACGGCAGGACACGGAGAAGAAGGAGCGGGAAGCCATCTACGAAGTTTTGCTCAATGAGTTCCGCAAGGAAGGTCAGGTGGGCAATATGAGCAAAGCGTGGCAGGCCGCTCGCCTCCAGTTCCCGTCGCTGACCTACCCGACCACGTTCAACTACTGGCACCGCGGCTACCCGTCGGCGGGCCTGCGCGCCATCAAGGTGGTCCTCGAAGAGGAGCTTCGCCAGGCCGAGGAGCTGACGGAGGCACGGGAAGCAGAGGTCAAGGCGCAAGCACGCGAAATCGCTGTGCAAACCTTCGCTGCTCGCATGCAGGCGGTGAACGCTTCGACGGTGGCTCTGACGGGCCTGTACCGCATGCTCCATGACGGCACCGACGGTGCTGGCCTGGAGTCGACGACGCGCAAGGTCTTCCGTAGCTGGCTCGACGACATTCTCCGCAAGCTCCCGTCGATGAAGACCGCCGAGAAGGAGGAGACGCTGCGCCAACTCCGCGGATTCTGGAAGGATTTGGACGCTCACACCCGCTCCGTGTTGGAGCTGGAGAAGCGCCTCCTCGGTCGAGCAGACATCACCGTCGGTGTCTTCGCCCAGCAGAAGCCCGTTGCATCTGGACCAGCGACGGTGGACGACGCGAAGCACGAGCTGGACCTGCTCTACGAGGGCATCGTCAAGCACGCCGAGAACCGGGGCTTACTCGAAGCCCACACCGACGGAGAGCAGCCGTGACCCCACACGCGCTCTACCTCATCAACAACGAATCTGACGTCGCTGCGCTCTGCATCATCGTCCCGCTCTGCCTGGCCCTTCTGCTGGTTGCCGTCGGTGCTGTCTACCTCGCGCTCGTGTTCATCGACGTCATCGAGCTGCGCTGGACGCTCTACCACGCAGGCCGCCCCCAGGACCCGTGAGCAGTTAGCTTCACACGCCACCTCTTCCTTATAAGGAGCACCATGTACACCCCGCACGGCAGCGCCGCCTTCCTCTACTTCGCCGCTGGCCTGGGCAAGCGAACCAGGTGGGCTCGGCTCACGAGAGCGACGGGCAGCATCGAGCCCCTTGGTGAGCACGAGTACCCGTCGCAGCTCAACTTCTTCGAGGAGAAGCGACGCACTGTCCACCTCTCGATGGATGGTCTTCCTCGTCGAGCAGGCCGCGGGATGATCGGCGCGGTGACGACGCTGAGCCTGCCGGCGCTGCTCGTGAACTTCGGCTACAGCCCGGCGCTCACGTTGACCGGCCACGCAGCGACTCCATACGCAGCGCCCGTCGTCGGTGACATGCTCGACTTCTTCGGCATCCCGATGGACATCCCCGTCGATGAAGCGAGCAAGCAGCGCACGCGCAGCGACGTGAGAGCGGAGATGGAGGCGCTCCGTCAGGTGCTTGACATCCGCCCGACCGATATCAGCATGGATCTCAGTCTCACCGACGAGAGCCAGGTCGAGAAGTGCAACGCCTACTTCGACTACTTCGTCGGCTACGTGTCGAAGTGGGATATGCCGAAGTTGGCCGCCATGAAGCCAACCACCGACGCTGGTAAGAATCAGTACGAGGCGTGGCGACTCGACGTCGAGGAGACGATGCCCGCTGATTTCAGCTTCCTCGGCTGCTCGCCGTCGGCATTCGTCCGCGAGCAGCGCACTCGGTGGGAGCAGGCAGGCTCGCTCCTTCTCGACGGTGGTGTCTTCGCTGTCGAGGCGTACTTCATGGCTCTCGTCTACCGCACGGTGTTCTGCTCTGGCTCGACTGGTATCACGGTTAGCGTCGAGCTACCGCCCGAACGTCAGCGGTAGCTCATCTAATCACTTGGAAAGAATGGAGAATCGGACACATGAACGTCATCGCCCTGAGCATTCTCTTCCTCACCGACGACAAGATGCCGAACGATACGCCCCGCATCGTGTTCTGTGGCAAGGACGGCTGGTCCGTCGCTCGCTCGTGGCAGGGCGGGCAGATCACGCCCGTCGATGCAGGAGACGGAACCATCGCCCCCGACGGTAGCCTGTTCGGTCTGTGTCGGGCCGTGCGACGAGACTTGGCCTGCGCTTCCATCCCGCACATGGACGATGGCTTCTACCACGCCTACTGCAACCAGGCAGCGGCGCGCGTTCTCCTCGGCGACGACGGGTTCTGCCGGGTCGCGCAGCAGCTCAAGGGTCGGCCGCCAGTCACCGACCCGCGCCAGGCGTTCTACCCGACGGCCCTCCGCGCCGTCTGACCAGGCCGAACGTTCAGTATAGGACAGAACGTAAACGGGCTTTATATTCTGTCCATGCCCCGCGACCTGACCCTCGAATACGACGATTCTGCCGTCGGTGACGCACAGTTAGAACTGGTGCGTTCCTGCCAAGACAACCAACAGAGGCTTGCTCAGGTGCTCGCCCAGGTCGATCTCACCATCAAGGACGCCAGGCGAGCGCTGATGCCGCCGCGTCACGCTGGTCCAGGCCGCCCCAAGAAGCGGCTCTTCACCTATAAGGAGGTCGCGGAGTTCATCGGCGTAAGCGAGCGTCGCGCACTGGTTCTTGCTCACGAGGGAAAGTTGACGCTGGAACACATCTTCGAGCGTCGCATCGAGCTACTAGAGAAGCTGGAAAGAGGGAAGTGAACATCATGAGTGAATCCAAGACGCCGAATCCTGTCCTCTCCACCAACACGATGCTCTTCAGCCGCGATCCGTGGGCAAGAGGCAACGCAGTGGTCATGTCGCATCGGACGCTCGCCAACGAGACTCCGGTCTACTCGATTCGCACGCAGCGCAGCGCTGGCTACGAAATGACCCTTGATGACATCGTCGCTCATTACGAAGTCGGCGGAGTCGCAGAGGACATCGAAGCGTTCCTGCGAGAGACGCGGACGCCAATTCCTGCTCAGAAGGGCGTCCGCATCGACATCCGCATGAACGGCAAGGCGAACATCCTCGGTGAGCGCAAGAGTAAGATCACGCTCCGCGACCAGAGCGGAGCGGTGATCGCGCTCTCCGGCGTCAACATGGTGAGCTGCGGCCTGGATGGCTCCGTGACCATCGGGCTTCAGGCCCACAGCTTCGATTGGGAGAATGGCGCCGCGGTCGATGATGCTGTCTCGTCCGTGCCGAACCACGGGCCGTGCGGTGTCTGTGGTGAGGACGTCGTCCACACCTACCCGTGGATCATCCGCGGCAAGCCCATGCACGCGGACTGCTTCAAGAGCATGGACAGCAGCGAGCCCAAGAACGAGCCTACTGATCGCTCTACTCTAGAAGCATCGCTGCTCAAGGTGGTTCGCGCCGCCAATCGGGTCGAGGTGGATGGCAAGATCTACTACCAGTCGGAAGACGTCGCGGAAGACGGCACTCGCTACTTCGAGAACCACCTGCACGGGGCGATCGGCGATGGCGCGGTCGTGGTACGCATGAAGCAAGGTCGTGCTCGCATCCTCGACCGCGCCACAGAGGAGAAGCCCAAGCACTACGTGGCGGTCGTCGGCAAGAGCTGCGCCGAGTCGGATGAGATGGCTGCTGTGGTGCGCAAGCACCTCCCGAAGGGTGCGTGGCTCCATTCGCTGGTGCGACACGGCAACGTGCCTGGCACGTACCGCTACAGCGAGGTCTACGTCAGCCGCAGCATCCCACTCGATGATCCATGGCTGATTGATGGCGGCGTGATGGGTCGAGCGCTGCCGGGCGTGAAGCCGCAGCACATACCGGAAGTCGCCGCGTACAAGGATCACGAGCCATTGCCTTGGATCGATGGCATCGTGCCGAAGAACATCGACCCGAAGGAAGTGCGCGTCCAGATCTGCCAGCAAGAGGAGAAGGACGCCATCCTCCGCGATCTCATCAAGCTGGGCAGCTCGCCGCCAGAGCTACTCGATGCGGAACGTTTGCTGGGGCTCATTCGGCTCGCCGAGCGCGCTCGCAAGGTCATCTCGATATGAGCAAAGAAGCTGAAACAGACGACGCTGTTGTTCGTCTCGTCAACGACGTTCGTCGTAGGTTGAGGGGTGAGCCGATCATAAATCACATCGCTCTTGCTGCGCACCTCTTGCAGGAGGTAGCTGCGCAAGGACGAAGGCCCCCGATCGGCGCTTGAGGTAGTGGGCGCTGTTGACATGGATGGAGCCTTGCTTGACGCGG